ATATTATACATTTATATATATTCCCTATACTGTCTTTAAACCCCTAATAATATAATAACCAAGTGGAGCTTTACGAGTGAAGTACGAGGAGCACGGAGTGCGACGAAGTACGGTAACGAGTAAAGGGACACTTGTATAATAAATAATAGTCAGATATAAGAGGAACCTCAACCCAAACCCAATAAGAGTATCTGATGCAAGTCACGAAAGACCTCCTCGTACAAAATATACCAAAAAAATTGAAGAGTGGAATTACGGATCAGTTTGTCGATACCGTGAACGATATGATTGAAGATCCCCTGTTGAGGGAGGACTTCAAGGAAAACCTGATTAGCTATACTACGGTACTGGCTGATGGGCAGTTTACCCTGGAACAGTATTTGGATGCTGTGCATTACGTGACTCATCGGATGATGGGAAGTGGAATCATGCAGGCTTACTCGAAGACGTTTCCTGAGCGGTACCAGAAGCTGGTGGATCGAGGGGCTTCGAATAAAGACATCTCCAGTTTTTCCACCGCATATAATAAAAATAAGCTGGTGAATCTGATTGTCGAGCAATCGATGATCCCAACTCATATTCTGAATGTGGATACTCATCAGCGGGCGATCAATAAGCTGGCTGAGATTATGGCGAATGAGGATGTGAGTTTCCGGGTGCAGGTGGATGCTGCTACCAGTTTGCTGACGCATCTGAAGTCACCGGAGGTGAGCAAGGTTCAGGTGGATGTGACGGTCAAGGATGATTCGATTAACGAGTTGAAACAGGTTACACTGGAGTTAGCCCAGCAGCAAAAGAAGCTGTTGGAGTCAGGAGCAATGAATACCAAGGAAATGGCTGAGAGTTCAATAATTAAAACCATACCCGCAGAAGAGGTAGCATGAGTAATATCGATAGCGAGACCCGCACAGCACAACTGATTTTGAAAGGAACCCTTCACGAGATGGATCTGTCTAACCAGATTCTGGTTGAAGATACGCTAATAGCGCTACGCGACCTGGCAACCAAATTTCCGGATAGCATTGAATTCGCTACCACCCTGTTCATGATGGAACTGTCAGTGGTGGAGGATGCGATAGCTCCGCCTGATGGGGTTGAGATACATGGATGATTATGAGGATGGGTTCGACTCCGAAGGAGTCATTGAATTCATTGAAGCCATGTTCCCAAAGATCGATCACTTCAAATGTGACTCGATCGATGATGAGGGTTTCTGTGGGCATGTTATGGCTTCGGCGTATCCCCCGGAGGAACGGAGCTGTCTGCTGGCGAGGGATCTTGCCAAGACTTGTAAACATCGTCGCATATCCGAGATAAATCTCAATGCCTGAAAAGCGTAAAGTCGAAGAGTGGTTGAACGATGTAGACTACCTCAAAGACATCCACTACATGCCAACCCAGTTTGGTCTGAAGTTTATCAACTTCATCAAACTGGTGAATGGTGAAGAGGGAGAGGAAAATGTGTCCCCGGTATTACATTACCGGATGTTGGATCAGGTCTCCGGTCAGCGACAGGATATTGTCAACATGGTTTATCGTGGGGCGGCGAAGACCACCCTGCTTGCGGAATATCTGTTTCTGTACATAGCGGTCTACGGTGAGATCGATGGATTCGGCGAGGTACCCCTCGCCTTGTACGTGTCGGACAGCATCGACAACGGTGTCAAGAACATGCGTAAGAACCTTGAGTATCGCTGGGAAAACAGCGAATTCTTGCAGAAATATCTGCCTGAGACTCGGTTCACAGACGTACGTTGGGAATTTACAAACAGCTCAGGTGGAAACCTGGTTGTCAAGGGCTACGGTGCCAAGACAGGTGTTCGTGGTACGAAAGAAAAAGGTCAGCGTCCTGTGTTGGCTGTGCTCGATGACTTGGTTTCGGATGACGATGCAAGATCTGAGACAGTAATCGCTGCCATTGAGGACACGGTTTACAAGGCAATCGACTACGCTCTGCATCCGAAGCGGAAAAAGACCATCTGGTCAGGAACTCCGTTCAACTCCAGAGATCCGCTGTACAAGGCTGTAGAGTCAGGTGCATGGTATGTGAACGTCTACCCGGTATGTAACGAGTTCCCGTGCGCCAAGGAAGATTTCGTTGGATCCTGGGGTGATCGATTCACCTACGAGTACGTTCTGGGTCAATATCTGAAGGCGAAAAGACAGGGCAAGCTACATACGTTTAACCAGGAAATGATGCTCCGCATCATGTCGGACGAAGAGAGACTCGTCCCCGATCACAAAATTTTATGGTACAGTCGGAAGGAGCTGCTGAGGAATCGCGGCAAGTATAATTTCTATATCACCACTGACTTCGCTACCAGCGAGGACGATGCTTCGGATTACAGCGTCATCTCGGTCTGGGCTGTCAACCATCAGGATCATTGGTTCTGGGTTGACGGGATTTGCAAGCGACAGCTGATGACCCAGAATATCGACGATCTGTTTCGTTTGGTTCAGAAGTACAATCCTCAGGAAGTCGGGGTAGAGATCTCCGGGCAACAGAAGGGCTTCATCTCTTGGATCCAAAAAGAAATGATGACGCGGAACAACCACTTCACTCTGGCTCGGGAAGAGAACGCAAGGGATCCAGGACTGAAACCAAACACGAACAAGGTTGTCAGATTCCAGATCGTAGTTCCTTGGTTCCATCTGGAACGGATGCACTTCCCTGAGGAATTGGAGGAGAGCGAGGAAATGATCGAGTGCATGGACGAGCTTCGGTTGGCTTCGGCTGGTGGGTTGAAAGCCAAGCAAGATGATTTCCTCGACACGATATCTCAGCTGGGAAGCCTGAATTATTGGCTCCCATCCGAGGAAATCCCGTTCAGCGACGAGGATATGGACATGGATCCAGATTTCTATCCAGAATATCAGTCCACTGGCAGTTCATATGTTGTATAATCTACGCATTCAGATATATTGACGGTTCATAACAGGTAAAATTCCATGCTCGTATCCGACGTAATCCAATTCGCCATAGCCGGAGAGATCCAGCAGCTCAAAGTTGCTGAGGTCGGTACCGAAGATGCTGACGCAAAAGCGAATATCGTAACACTGATCTCCTACATCAACCAGGGGATCATCGCATTGTACAAAAAATTCGGTCTCGCTCACCAATCGCGGACACTCGATGCGGTAATCGACGGGGCAACGTACGTCATGCCTTCGGATTACCTGTACATGATCTACGCCATGGACAATGAAGACCTGGAAATCCCGATCAATGACGAATTCTCCGACTATTCAATTTTTGAGCCTGCACCATTTTCGGTCTTCGTCGTAAAAGACGACGACAAGTACGACACCAGTACCGATATCTACATCACCTACGTAGCGGTACCCCCGTTACTGACGGCAACGACTGATACTGTGCCGCTTACCTACCAATTTCTGGAAGCTCTGCTGATGTACGTTTCATATAAGGCGCATTCGCCCACAGATTCCAGTTCACCCGACCCACAAAACAACCATTACGTGAAATATCTGGGAGCTGTGCGTGAAATCAAGAATGACGGGCTGCTGACAGCTGATAACCAATCCAATTACAAGCATGATGCGCGTGGATTTGGTTAATGGCGCACAATGACGGGAAATTAAGCCCGCAACTCGGGGGTGGGGGTGATGCTCAGTCATTAATCCCTGATCCTGATCCGTATATCGCGGATAATCTGGATGTTGAGACAGATGGTTCGGAAATTGGCGCGATTCTGGTCAAAGAAGCAGATGGTATTTGGCGACCGAACAATATCCTGAACCAAGGACTTGAACGGCAGATATTAGTCCAACAATCTGACACCCCACTGGATTTTGCGTGGGAGACATTATTTGATAACAGGATTCTTCCCATGGCTCAAGTCTGCGTTGACTATAAATACACCAAGGTTAACGAAACCACAGTACGTTGGGACGATATCGATCTGACCTTCACATTCCCTGTAGGTCGAACAGTCTCGATCCAAGAAGGCACGACTTATTCGATCGGGGAAGTCCAAACATCAGTATACGCCGCAGGTGATACCACCATCACATTGACCATGAGTCAGAACACTATTCCTGCAGTGATGGATGTGACCTGTGCAATGGGTAGCACGGATTCCTGGCAGACAGTCACCGATTCCGATCCAACTGCTGGTGCGAATCTGACAGCTATCGCTGTAAACAAAAATCTCGGGGTCACCACTTGGCTGATTGGTACAGCTCAGGGCGACATCTACCGATCGATCGATTCCGGGAACACCTGGACACGATTTGAAACATTCATCACAGGCGGGATCTCTGCAATCCATTGGCATGAGTACTACCAAGCTTGGTACATTGGATCCACAGGCGGAGATATCCGGTATTCACTTAGCGATGGGCAGACCTGGCTGGCAACAGTTAATAATCCAGGGGATACTGAAGCAGTTGCTATCACTTCGATTGAAGGTGGGCAGTCAGGAAGCTTGAACGCAGGCAACTACGTTTACTTTGCGATGCCTGGTTCTATTACTCCGACCTATCGTATGCAATGGCATACAACTGTGGATTTCTCCGATGCAGTTGGCTGGTATACCACCATCATGTACCCACACAAGATGTATTACAATCCACTGTCTGCAGATATTGAAATGCTCCACCGATCAAACAGTGCCACCTACAGAGACACATTGGGTCGGATCTACAACAGCATTTCTTGGCAGCAAACAGATACGACTTTCCTCATACCGAACACTTCGTCTGGGCATCTTGGTCTGATGATGGGTGTCCATGGACGACTGTTTATTGGCAACGACGGTATCGGAAATTACTTCTTGCATCAAACGGATGATACAGCTGGAGGCGTAAGTACTGCCATGAACAACCCGGTTGATTACCTATTCAATGGGGCAGTACCGAATGACATGGCTTTTAGCAACGTGGTTCGGGTAGCAGTAATCGTCGGCAACAACGGACAGATATCATACAGCCCGGATTACGGAGTTACATGGTACAACGTCCCGAATGCTTTCGGCACAGAGAACATCAATGCTATCGCTCGAAGCGAGGACGACGGAAAATTTATTGCAGTGGGTAATGGTGGAATCATTGCACAGTCACTGACCGGGTTGTTCTAATGTCCCGGAATAATCTACGCTACCAAGATTTGGGGATGGGGCCGGATACCGCTATTGTCGGTACCAATGAGCCTTACCTCGAATTCATCTCCCAAGGCGAAGCTACATCGGTCAACGATCTGCCGACTGTCGTCGGCATCTCTGTTGACCAAGATTTCCTTATCGTCTACATCCCCGGAACTGGGCATCGAAAGATACTGATTGAGGATGTTGGCGAGTTCTTCCCGACAGGGGGAACCACTGGGCAGATTCTGATCAAGGACAGCAATGCTGACTACGATGTCAGCTGGCAAGCGATTCCCTCAGGTGGCATAGTCGATGCTGGAGATCAAGTCACTCTAAATGGTGATGTAGCTGGATTCGGCTTATTCGATGCCAACGGTGATGTTACCGTAACAGCCTCACTCACGCTACCCAATGTGACCCTAATTGATGGCGGCACAGCCTTCAGTTCATTTGATCCAGAGATTACTGGCCCCTATGGAGTTCTGGGATTACACCCGGCAGGTGGCGTAGCTGGACAGACGCTCGGCAAGATTACCGCTACAGATCAGGATGTCGGCTGGGTTGACCGGGCAGAGTGGATAGTCTGTGGGTATGAAGCAGGTGCCGCGTCACTCACTACAAATTTGAAGACCTTGGAATTTACTGGCCCAGGAGTGCAGCTCTCTTCACCCTCGGCAGGGCATATCGTGGTTGAGATTGATAATTACCCGATTGTTGATGGAACTGAGTTCTGTCCGGGGTATCCATTCACATATGTCAGCACGACTGCATGGCGTGTTGAAAACATTGACCGATCTGCTTTGTTCTCGGTAGGAAAGCGACTACGTTTTGTCGACGGTGCTCAGGAGTATTTCGGGGTAATCGCATCAGTGATATTCACCGCTGGAAATACTGACATCACAATGACTATGGAAAATGGTCAAGTGCTCACGAATACTATCCAGGATGTCTGTATTACTCGGGGCATCAACGGCTGGCAGTTGATCAACAAGACTCCAATCGGCCCATACCAAATGAAGGCGATTGCCGTAGGTAAGATTGGTACTACAGTTTGGTGGGTTATCGTTGGACAGAAAGGTGAGGCAGCCGTATCCAGTGACAAAGGACAGAACTGGACAATTGTCGATATCCCGACTTCTGATAATCTAACTGCGGTATGTTACACCCCTGTAGACGAGATGTTCTTCGCGTGCAGTGACGGTGACTCGCAAATATTTCAGACTACTGACGCCCTCAACTGGGGTGGTGGATACAATGCGGATCTCGCAACTGCTGCTACAATTAATAATGGTGGGCAGTGTTATGAAATAATGTGGTCGGAAATCGATGATCGGCTATACGTTTTATGGAATGGTGATAGTTCCTCTGGAGATGAATTCCACCAATTTTGCTGGTCAGCGGATCTTGGGGTTACTTGGCAGGTCGCCTATTCACTCACTACCCGTGATGCTACCTATGCTGATCTCCAATTATCAAACGATGGAAATTATGAAGTCACTACCTATCTCGATACCCTGCGGGATTGGGGTACCCAAGGAATCTACACGATCCCGAACGACGGAAAATGTACTAACATTCTTCTTCTGCCCAGTAATCGAGGATGGTGCGCTTTTGATGATCTCGGACAGAATATGTTTACTTCTGTCATCAATGGGCAAACTGGTTGGGGCTTAGCGACTGATAGTGTTCTCTTCTCAGGCCAGCGAGTATACCAAGCAGTTCAATCAATCTTGTTGGATCCTCTGATTGTAGTCACTGGGCCGAACGGTAAGATTGCTGTTTCTACTGATGACGGAGATACCTTCACCGAAGTGAGTACAGGATTTAGCGTGACCGAAGATGTTATTGGTTTGGAATACAGCGAAGACGATGGGCAATTCATTGCCATCTCTGCAAATGAAATAGCAGTATCAGTAAGTGGTACCAACTAATGGCTGAAGTACGGATCAAGATTAGGAATGACCTCGCCTCGCAATGGGTTCTGGCGAACCCAGTGCTCAGCCGAGGTGAACCCGGATTTGAGCATGATACAGGGAAATTAAAGGTCGGAGATGGTGTTACTTCGTGGATAAGTCTGCCATACTGGATCGATGAACTTACAACAGTCAGTGTTTCGTCTATTGTCTACGTACAGTCATCTCCTCCTTCCAGCCCAGCTGATGGGTGGTTATGGCTTAATAACACAACTGGTGAGTTATCTATTTACACGCTTGGTGCCTGGGAGAATATGGTCAGCAAGCAAGAATTAGCATCTGATACAGGTGCACTCGATATCAACGCAGGATACTTTTAATGGCTAATGAAATTCGGATCAAGAGATCCACCTCCACCAATACTCCGTCTTCGCTGTCACAAGGCGAACTTGCTTACAGTGAGTCGGCATCTCCAAATGGTATTGGTGAACTGTTCATCGGGATATCTGGAGCGTCACTCGAAAAGATCGGTGGTGCTTCTGCAGTCTACGATGAAGACTTCTCTGCAAACGGTTTCCTTCGCCGGACAGCGGCTGGTGTCTATACGACTGACACGGCAATCAATCTTGCCTCCCAAGTTACAGGGGATCTCCCGGTCGGGAATCTGGACAGCGGAACATCAGCTTCATCTGCTACATTCTGGCGAGGTGACGGTACCTGGGCAACCCCTGCAGGATCAGGTGACGTAAGCTTCAATGCTGGCACAGCTCCAGCTGACAATGCGCTGGTTCGCTTCGATGGCGTATCCGGTACAGTCATCCAGGAATCTGCAATCATAATTGACGATTCCGAGAATGTCTCGGGCATGGGTACACTTGCTGTAGGTGTGATCACTCAGTCTGGAGCAACCCTTGATGCAACTTACGCAGCTCTCGCGCATGAGCATGATGCGTTTGATCGACCTACCAGTGTTGAATCTGGTGCTACCGTATTCAGTAATATCATAGTTTTGAATGGTATCACCACAGGCATAGCAACCCGAGAACTGACAGCAGCCGACATATCGGCTCTGCCGATTGGAGGCGGAACTCTGACAGGTTTCTTGACCTTGGATGCTGACCCTACTGCAGCACTTCATGCAGCTACCAAACAATATGTCGACAACGTAGCCTCAGGACTTTCAAGCAAAGTTGCTGTTCGCGTTGCCACAGCCGCAACTCTGCCTGCGTACACTCAAGCTGGAGCCGGAGCAGGTGCAACCCTTACTGCTGACTCAGTTGGTGTTGTCACTGTTGACGGCGAAGATCTGACAGCTGCGAATAGCTTCGCGGTTGGTGATCGTGTTCTGGTACAGCACGGTACAGCTGCTGATCAAGGTATATACGAAATCACTACCCTGTCAGCTGCAGGCGCAGCGCTGGTACTGACACGTACTGCCGACGCAGACGAAACCAGTGAGTTAGAATCTGCTCACGTATTCGTAAACGAAGGTACTGCGAATGCTGATACCAGCTGGACACAGACTGCTACTGTAACGACTGTTGATACAACCTCACAAGTCTGGGTACAGTTCTCATCTGCGGGCATCCACACTGCATCGTCTATCGGTGCCACTTACCACATCTGGAAGCAGACCACAGGTAACGACGAAGAATTTCGTGGACTCCTGAATGCGACTAACGGTGGTATGGCACTCTCACTGGGTACCAATGATATATCCCTGGCGATAGCTATCGATAATCTAACTGATGTCAATGCTGCCACTGATGGCACAGCTGATTATGTTGGTTTCTATGATGCAGGAGTTGGCACTCGAAAAACCCTCATCAATAACTTATTGGATGGTGGCTCTTTTTAGGAGAATCTCATGTCCAATGAGATAAGACTCAAGCGGAGTTCCACAACTTCCGTTGAACCAGTCGTAGGTGATTTAGTTCTCGGTGAATTAGCCGTCAATACCTATGACGGGAAACTATTCCTGAAAAAAGATGATGGTGCAGAATCCATTGTCGAAATCCTCACTGAATTATCTACCCTCCCTGGTATCGGTGGATCCATAACGGATAACCAAGTCGCAGTAGGTGCGGCTACGGCTGATAACATCGAGGGAGCTTCTACTTTTACCTGGGACGCTACAACCTTAACGCTCGATTCAGACGCTGGCACAACATTGCGTATTGAGGCCGGAGCAGCAAGTGACGCCAGAATACTGTTCTACCAAACGTTTAACCAAAGGGGTTTATTGACATACGATTCCTCTGAAACAGCTATGTCACTGAGCTGTGTTTCTGGTGACGTTAAACTTCGACCAGCCAACACCGACATACTCACCCTGAACTCTGCAACTGGTGCTCAGCTTCACAACGGTGGACTAAGATTCCTGGAACGTGGTGCTAACGCTCACACTGCTGCAGCTACCTTTGGAGAACTCTGGGTTCGTAACGATGCACCTAATGTATTAGTGTTCACCGACGACAACGATACAGACTGGGTTTTGAACACTGGTGGTGTTGGCACCGCAAAGATCGTTATTCTTGAAACAGAAGTTGCAACTACTTCTGGCACTGAAGTTACTATTGCATCAGGGCTTCCGTCTGGACTTCGTTCTGTTTACATCCTATTCGAAGGTGTTGGTCAAACTGGTACGAATAACGCAAGGCTCCAATTAGGTGATTCAGGTGGTTTTGAAAGTTCGGATTACGACTCAGCCAGTACCCGTGTAGGATCAGGTGGTGGAGCTACAAATAATTTCTCTTCAGGCGGGTTTATTTTTACCCGTACTGCTTCAGGAGATACGATCAATGGTGTTTTGCATCTATATTGCAAAGATGTAGCTAACAACACTTGGGTAGCCAGTGGCAATTTCAATGATGATACTACTGCTGTTACTTTTACTTGTTCGGGTTCCAAATCTCTATCTGATGTACTCACCCAGATTCAGTGGGATGGTAACGGTGGAACACTAAATGCTGGTTCGATTACTGTTTCATATATCAATCCTGCTTTTGACGCAGATTCCAGTGTCACAGTTACAGGCACTCCAGTTGACAACCAGGTCGCAGTATTTACTGCTGCTGAAGTTCTCGAAGGCAGCGCTAACCTAACTTTTGATGGCTCCAATTTTACCATCACAGACAGAGAGGTTAGGATCACGAGCGCCCTACCTACTCTGCGACTAACAGAGACAGATCAAGGACTTGACCAGAAAGTATGGGAGATACAAGCAACAAATGGTGACATGCAGCATCAGATTTTTTCCGATGATGGTTCTTCCGGCTCTTACGTGTATTGGGATATATCGAGAAGTGGTACTGGTGCTTCTGTTCAAGTAGACGTTATGACCTTTTTTGCTGCGACTAGTGTTGCGGTACAGGCACCCACCTTTTTTACAGGCAATATGGATGTTACTGGCAACATTACTTGTGATGCATTTACCAGTAACGGAATAGACGACAATGCTACGGGTGAGAGGCTGCAAATAGCCGATACAACCTTGATTGTAGGCGCATCAGGTTCTGATTACGCTATTCTTAACAAGGGGACTGCTGATAAGTTAGAGATTAGCGGGGGCAATGCCACTGCTGATGGTGCTGCGATAATTATGCGTGGCAGCACAGATACCAATGCCAGTGATTTTGTAGCTCAAGCAGATGGTAATGTTTGGATGGAATGGGACGAATCTGCTGGTGATTGGGAGATATCTACAGGTGCAGCAGGGGCAAAGACCACAGCTCTTACTATTGACTCCAGCCAGAACGCTACCTTCGCAGGTGATGTCACTCTTTCGAGAGACGTAGACGTAGAGTTATACTTAAGTGAGACTGGAGGTAACTCTATGAAGTTGCTCCAGCAAAACGTGTCTTCCTATGTCATATGTGATGGCGACTTGCAACTTTGGTCTAACGGAGCCTTAGCAGTAACCCTCGATACAAGTCAGAATGCTACCTTTGCTGGTGATGTCACAGTAGAAGGTACAGGTATTTTTGGGGAGAATGCCACCCCCAGTGCTGTGCTCCAAGCTAATGACAATGCCACAACAAAAGCTGCATTAATAGCATCAGTACAGGATAATGAAGGTACGTGGGCATACTCTGCAATTAATGAGAACTACACAACTAATTTAGGTCAGGGGTTGCGGCTATTTGTAAGCAACGCTGGAGAGGGTAGAGTATACGCACCCGACGATGGAGTCACTGCTGGTGGGTTGAATTTCCTCACTGATGGTATATCAGCCCTGACGATATCCAACGCACAGAATGCAATCTTCGCTGGCGACCTTGCTTGTACCGTTGGCTTCTTCACGTCTCGTGGCATTGATGACAATGCCACGGGTGAAAGGGTGCAAATATCCGATGCGCTTCTGACACTGGGTGCATCAGGGGCATCGTATGAAATTAGGCGTAGTGTAACTGACCAGCTATTAGTTGTCTCGGGTGGAAATAGCTCAAGTGGGGGTACTGCCGTATATTATGGTGGTACACATGCCACTTTACCGGGGGATTTACACCTGAGAAGTGGAGTAAATAGTTTTCTGGAATGGGACGAGTCTGCCGGGGCTTATTATATAAAAACAGGTGTAGGCGCGAAGACCACAGCACTAACGATAGACGCAAGTCAACATGCGACATTTGCTGGGAAGGTTATCTTCGACGCCAGTACAACGGCTGATCCAAGTTTCAATATCCCTGAGGGGGTTGCACCGACATCTCCTGTCGATGGAGATCACTGGCTTACCGCTGCAGGCGAATACTTTGTCAGATTAAATGGGGTCAGTGTCGACCTCGCTGCTGGAGGTGGTGGTGGTATTGGCGGATCAATCACCGATAACCAGATAGCGGTTGGAGCCACAACTGCTGATGATATTGAAGGTAGCGCGAGCTTAACTTTTGATGCTACCAGTTCGGCACGACTTTCTATAGGCGCAACAGCTCCATTAGATTCACATTTGAGTACCCTTGAAGTTATTGAAATTGGTATTCAAACTGTTGTGTACGGTGCGAATGATACAGGGGGTTCTCACTTCGCACGGGGTACCCACCACAATGGGACTAATTGGGTTTATACCAATACCGAAGAAGTTAGTATGCTCAGCTTCCTTGGTACTGGAGATATTAAGCTTCGCACTGCTGGAGCAGGTGTTGCAGACGCTACGGTTACCTTCGTCGATGCCTTGGTAGTCGATAACATAACAGCTGACGTAACAATCGCGCAAAAGTTAAATGTTACAGGTGTGGCGACATTCTCGGATGACCCGATTATAACGGGAACCAGCGCGTACATGCTTTATGTTGAAACGGACGCAGCTGCAAATAATAAACATTGGTTGCTGGGGGTATCAGGCGAAACTTTCACATTGGGTGTGTACGATGATGCCTGGAGTGGTAACACGAGTGTAATGCAGGTATCTCGTACCGCAAACGTCATTGATCTGATAGCGTTTAAGGCAGATGATGTAACAATCTACTCAGCCGGAACCGAGTGCACACTAAAAATTGGTCGGAATGCCAGCGAAAATTACGCGATCAACGTAACTGATAATAACTGCACGATCACATATTCCCAGGATGAAACATCTGCTACTGACCACAACATTGTCACTAACATTGCTTCGACAACTACTGCTGAACGTGGTTATATATGGCAGTCCAATAGTACGGAAATAGCTGTCCTTGATAAGAGCGGCAACTTACAGATTGATGGTGCATTGACTCTTGGTGCAAATAGTTGGGAGATCGGGCAAGGTAGTACTGAATACTTAGATTTTCAATCAGCGTCTGCAACTGTCTCCGCATTTCGGCTGTACACCAGTACTCCAACACTGGCTGGTTATGTATACGCAAACAGCACCCTCCAAATTGGTTTCTTAAATGCTGCAGGACAATGGGCTGTAAAATGCCATAACAGTGCTGGCACTGAGATCATGCACAATGCCAATATCAAATTTGTCACCTCAGCTACTGGTGTCACAGTTACCGGCACAGGTACAGCAACTGAATGGACAGCGACTTCTGATATACGACTGAAATCCAATCTCCGTTATATTACTTCAGCATTGGATAAAGTTGAGGAACTTGGTGGCTACACTTTCGATATGAAAAATGTTGATCGTCGCATGACAGGTGTCATAGCCCAGGAAGTACTATCAGTACTACCTGAAGCAGTTATCGAGAATGACGATGGTTTTCTAACTGTCGCCCAGGGTTCTATGGTTGGATTACTCATCGAGGCGATCAAGGAATTGCGCGAGGAAGTCAGGAGTCTGAAGTAATGGTTCTGCAGGCATCCGGTGACATCTCCCTCGGAGATATCAAAACAGAATTCAGTGGTGGAGGTAATAACCTTACTGATTATTTGCGGGGTGGGGCAAACGTTCCTGATACCGCAGCTAATTCGGGCATCCCTACAGCGGTTCCTGTTTCCATTACTGATTTCTATAGTGGTGATAGTACACCTGCTCCCCAAGAGATCACTATCAATGGTGGAACCAATATTGTTCTAACCAGTGTCGCTGCATTCACTGCCCTGACTGCTGGTGATCCAATAATTGTAAACCTTACTGGCGCATTTGTAGCATCGACTACTGGTGTTTACGCATTCAATGTTGGGAACCTCTCAACATATGCAGATGTGTCTATTATTATCAAAACTGGCTGCACGCTTACTGGGGATGGTGGTAACGGGGGAGCTGGTAATTCCAATGCTGGTGGAGCAGGTGGTACAGCTCTGAATGTGAATAGTAATAACTCATCCGGTATCCTATCGATTACTGTTGATTCAGGTGGCACAGTCCGTGGTGGAGGCGGAGGTGGTGGAGGTGGTGACAGTAGAAACTATAATGATCACCACTATACCGCAGGCAGTAAGTCTGTACCTCAAAGCTGTGAGTATGACGGTATCCAACGAGCCGGAGGAGGCGGAGGCGGAGGCGGACGTACTGCTGTTACAAATAGTTCTGGTGGTGCTCCTCATTCTTCTACCAAAGGTGGTGATTGTAACAACGATGTTGAGCCTACTGCTGGTGCCGCTGGTACAACAAGCAATTACGGAGCTGGCGGCAACTGGGGTCGTACACGTACCAAACTTACCGACAACGGTAGTACCTGTTCTGCCTGTGTGGATTCATACGGTACTAAAGGTGGACGAGGTGGTGTATATGGTGGAGCTGGTGTTAGTGGGGGTTCTGGTGGTGGTGCTGCAGGAGCTGCAGGAAAATACTGCATCAATCGCGATCACTGTGCCTGGACTAATAACGGAACTGTCCAAGGAGGATATACCACATGATACACATGACCCGTGATCGGAAGTTAAGTTATATACTCGGTCTTTACCCTTCTCCTGAAACGAGAGAGAGTGAAAGAGAAACGGCATACGATGCAACTTTCCGCGCTTTGGCGTTTTCCTATAACGTATCAGCTCAAATTGAATATGATCCAAAAGAATGGCTCGATCTCAATTCCTTGCCACATATCTGCTTGGAGTTAGAAGGTCAGTTCACAACACCCCTGGACGAATTTGAACATCCAGACAGAGGGGTTTACTTAGTTGGTAATTCCAAGTATCCTTGCCCCTCGTATCATTTAGACGTACCAGACGTAAGACGCATTCATGTTCCTACGCCTGTTACACCACATAAAGGCTTGGAGTATTCCTTGTATGGATTCCAAGTCCTGACAATCGCGTTACATGACAGGTACAACAAATGCAAGTCTACAACAACTTTATAGTAATGGGTACCGAGCCAGATCTCGGGCAAATCTCAGTAATTTGGTATGACGATACTCGTGACGGTCAGAACAAACTTCTGGTTCCGATAGATGAGCAAAACATCCAGCACACATCTCATATGGTTCCGATTGAAGCCGAAGAGAACAATTGGGACAAGGCTCAAATGCTCGCCTGGTTGATCAACGAAGTGAATGACGTTGCTGATATTCCCCAATGGGCGGAAGACGAAGTTGGCACGTATACCTTGAAGCACGTTACCCGCTTACGTAAAACAGTCCTTGCGTAATAGTGAAGTCGATGAACTATTCCAAGGCACAACGTTTGGAATGGAGTACGACTGCCCTGAGGCTGATCGAACGGTTACGCTACCAGATGGTAACCAGTTCTGCACCCGAGAGTATTCCACTCACAGCATCCATGGCGTAGGTACTGACCCACTCGGAGAATTTAACCTCTTCAGTGGGGAACTACAAATCAAACCCTGCAACTCAGAAGAGTTGCTTCTCTCCGAAATAGATAAAGTCCTTCGAGTAGCTTGTCCCGGTGATCGTGCTGGTTGGCACACCAGTATTCACATGCACGTACGCATCCCTGCTCTGATCGAGCAGGTGGATCTGTTAAGACAAATCTCCGCATACACATCAGCTCACTGGCACTTGGTTCACCCTTACTTGTTCAAAATGGAAGAAGTTGAAAACGATCCATACTGTAAATGGGTTCGGGATTCAGCTGTGGCTATCACCGGGGGAGTGTATGATGAGGCAGCCCTATGGCGGGGATCGTATGCAGAGACTTCCAAGGATTTAGCATTAGCCATGCACCTGCGTCATGAGGGTGATCATGTGGAAGCCTGGAAGAATGAATTCTCCCTCCACAAGGGTAACGTGCAGAGACCTGCTGTCAATTTCTCCCACCTGGCTATGCCGTTACAGACGATTGAGTTCCGGTGCTTCACTGCTACGTTTGATCGAAGCATACTTCGGAATATTATCGAGTTTCCTCTTCAATGGATTCGAGCTGCTCTCATGTTCGACCCTGATCCGGCGAAGATAGTCCGGGGAAAGCAATGGCAAGATCGTGTCCACATGCCAACTTCAAATAAGATCATTGCTGAACGCACTACGCTGTATCACAATGACCGTGAACAGGTATGCCGGAATATCGAAGCTCAACTAATCTCAGGCAATCTCACACTTGCTGATTTAAACTACCCAAAATACTGGATCGATAAAGGCTATGAATAATAACTAAAGTCTGCTATACCCCTCTAATCACTATATAAATAGGTTCGTTATGAGTTTACAAGTCTTGCTGGAAACAGGTCGTGAAGTAATCACCCCGAAACAAGAAGAGTACATCGAAAAGATTATCGCTTGTAACGGCAACAAGCAGGAAGCTGCCGACCAGTTAGGCGTAAGCCGGAGCACAATTCGGTCAGCCATCAAAAGCGCTGAGAAGCGTGTTGCCAAATTCGGATATCATCCTAAGTCTGGATTGAACAATCCGGCAGCACCCGGCTTCGGAATGAAGGGGTACTCCCATATTCGCCGGGACGAAGAAGGCAAGATGATAGGCTGGGACAAATACGTTGTCGACTCGGCTACTGTCGAAGCCATGATGAAACTTGCCATGGAAGAGATGGTCAAGGACATCCCGAAAACCAAACCTCTCAAATTACAAACCAAGAAATCGGATCCAGATCTTCTCAATCTTTATGTGGTGACGGATTATCACTTGGGTATGTTGGCATGGGAAGAAGAGACCGGAGCTGATTGGGATCTCGAAATAGCAGAAGATCTGTTGGTAAAATGGTTCCAGGTCGGTATCGCTCGATCGCCAAATGCTGAGACTGCGGTCTTTGCCCAACTGGGAGACTTCCTACACTTCGACTCACTGGAAGCTGTGACGCCTACAAGCGGACATCTCCTTGATGCTGACACAAGGTTCCAGAAACTCGTTAGAGTCGCTATACGGGTCATCAGGAGGATCCTGGCTATGCTTCTGGAGAAGTATCCGAAGGTTGTAGTCCTGATGTGCGAAGGTAACCATGATCTGGCATCATCTGTTTGGCTCCGGGAATGGCTTGCAGCCTTCTATGATGATGAGCCTCGCATCGTTGTCGATCAATCAGTCGATCCCTACTACGTTTACGAGCACGGATACACCTCACTCTTCTTCCACCACGGTCACAAACGCAAGGTAAACAACATTGATACAGTGTTTGTATCTAAGTACCGTGAGATCTTTGGACGCACGAAGCACAGCTATGCACACATGGGACACCTTCATCACGTAGACATGAAGGAAACGAACCTAATGATTGTGGAACAGCACCGTACACTGGCTGCACCGGACGCTTATGCGGCACGAGGTGGCTACGGAAGCGGTCGAGACAGCTCTGTAATCAGTTATCACAAGCAATATGGGCTTGATTCCCGAATTATTGTCACTCCAGAGGCTGCAAATGCTCTCGTGTTCTGATATACACGAGGTTCAGACTATCAAAACTCAGAGAATCATAGCATGGCAAAGAACAAAACCACCCTTATCGGGGTAGCAGCAGAACTCCAGAAGCGAAAGGGTAAAGTCAAAGAAGCTCTGGGCGAACTTCCGAAAACCAAACCGCACCGTGAAGATACCGGCAAAGGTAATGGGGCTGGGAAAAAGAAGAATAAGCAGTTCTTGAAAGATAAGGCTGCTCTTGCTGGCAAATCAAAATCGGATATCGAACGGATACGAGCCGAGCTTAAGCGGAAACGTTTAGCGAAAGAGAAAAAGGCTGCAGGCGGCAGCTAACATCAACCACTATAACAACAGGTACACCCAAAATGAAGTTAGGCGAAATCGTTAATGCACAACCCACTCTGCAAAAGTTGACTCAAGTTGAGTTACCTATTGCCACTGCAATTGCTGTACTCAAGATCTGCAAGGATACCGCCGATCATGTCCAGGTATTTCAGAAGAAGCAACGTGATTTGTTTGAAAAGCATGGCAAGCAGGACGAGGAAAAGGATCAGTTGGTTATCCCGAAAGAGGATGCTGAGAAGTTCCAGAAAATCATGCAGAAGTTGATGGACACTCCTGTCGAATTGGATTTCAAGACACTGCCGATTGAATCCTTCGGTGACGTAAAACTCACCGTCAGTGAAGTAAGCCAAATTTCCTGGCTGCTTGTCTGATGGACGGGTTGACCGAAGACCAGATCGCTGAATTAGAGCGAAAATGGAAAGGCGACAATAAGGACTCCTCGGGTGAAACCGAGGGGGAATATAGTCGCTATCAGGACGAAGAGCCTGAGGAACTGGATTTCGGATGACGCTAAGCGATATCGGTATTGTATTCAGCATGTGCTTCTCCCTTGCGGGAGCAGGCTCAGTAGGTGGTGCCTATTACATGGAGCACGAACTATCTGAATACGTACCGATATCCCAACTACAAGAAATTTTTGATGGTCGTGATATCAAGGAGCTTCGTGAAAAGATCAGCTCTCTTGAATGGGATCGTGATCATGGTGGGCTGTCTGAGAAGGAAGAGTGGCAGCTCAAGCAATATCAAGACGCACTGAAAGGATTACTGAAAGATGGGTGATTTGAGTCAACGGCTAAGCCGACACGAGTTTGCCTGCAATTGTGGTTGTGGATTCGACACGGTGGATTATGAACTGGTAAGCAACCTTGAACAGATTGCCAACCATTTCCTTATGATGGATACCGATGTGGTGCGTACTATTCTCCATATCAATTCCGGGAATCGCTGTGTAGCCCATAACGACGAAGTGCTGCTGAAATACGACTCAGATTACGTACCGGGGTCAAGCCGGTCGCAGCACTTGCACGGAAGAGCATCAGATTTTCGACTTAGTGCTGTCAAGGAGGATGGTACTACTGTTATAATTTCCCCTAATGTGGTAGCTGATTATCTGGAAGAACGCTACCGAGGGGTTCACGGGATAGGCCGATACAATGGGCGTACCCACTACGACACACGCACTAACGGGCCAGCCCGTTGGGATACAAGATAATGATCAGCAAGAAAGTATTTAACCCTAAGTCCAAGACCCATTGGGTTAACGGCATTGCCATGGGCGCAAGTGCTGGACTATTGGTGCTCCCCGGATTGAACGGATCGATTCACCCGGAAGCGTACCCCTGGGTTCTTGCTGGATTTGCAGGTGTGAATCATGTCCTGCGTAATATGACCACCAAGTCGATTGACGACAAATGATCAATCCTCTTACCCTAATCCCGACAGGCATCCTCGGCAAGCTGAAAATTGCTGCCGTGGTTGTCGTTGGTTTCGTTGTCACGATCCTGTATGCTTTGCTCCAGCGCTCAGAGAAGAAGCGCGAAGTATTCAAAGCCAAGGTCGCTGAGAAAACTCACCAAGTCAAAGAGAAGGCTTCTCAAGCCCTCACTGACGGTCTGCAAAAGGAATCAGTTAAACAAGCTGAGCCTGTAGACACTACTGATAGGAACCACTTCGGATGAAACCTATTCTGTACGCTGCAATAATGTTCACACTTTTGGGATGCGGCACCAAAGAGATTCCGGTATCTGCAGCATTAAGCTGCCCTGACCCTCTCGTATTAGCAGCTCCGTCTGCTGACGAGAAGTCGAAGATCCAAACCATGGATGCCGAACTTTATGAGTACTTTGTCAGACGAGATCGAGCAAATACTGCTCGACGCGAAACACTCCAAGCCATCTGCAGGTCGACCCACAGTGAATGATCCAGCCACATTAGAATTGATGATGCAGACGATCATCACGAACCAAGAGCAAATGTCTCGTCGCCAGGAATCGCAGGCGGAAGATATAGCCACTATCAAAGATAGTATGGTTCAAATTGTGCTGATCGAGGAACGTCAAACAAACCAGAATCAATCTCTCCAGTTATTGCGTACTCAGATTTCGGATCATGATGATCATCTTCATTCCCATGATCTGACATTGCAAACCCTGGTCGAGAACAACAAGAAGAACACTGCGAAAGGCACATTGATTGCCAGTGCCATTGCAACTGCTACCGCTGGGTTATTCCTGCTGGTTGCCCAGTTCTTCTTCATCCCAACAGCCCAAGCAGATCACCAGATTGAATTTGTAGGTCAACAACTTGATGAGGATTTCATGGGGATTTGTGCTGTACCCAAAGAGGATGGAAGTACGATCTGTGCTGAAGTCCCAATATCCACTTTCCGATTTTGTAAATGGAATGATGGCACCCTATCTTGCGAACCAGGTATATAATAATTAATGAGCGCACCCATACTGCAGTCAAGCCAAGCCAATTGGGTTCTTGGTAAAAATAATGGTCAGTGGACTTTAGCTGACGACAAAGGTAACCCTCTTTTCCTCTTCCCCGCATGTCTGAGTGACGCCAAGGAAGTTAATGCCATCAAACGTATGGCAATGTTGTACGAGCAAAGAGCTTATGATGAGGGCGTCGAAATGGGAAAGGCTGCTATGCTAACTGCCAATTCAATTCGAATGCAAGAAATGCACGATCAGATCCTTCTGCTTGAGCATATGAATGAAGACTTGGCATCAAAGCTGACCAAGTTCTTCGAGGACGTAGAAGAATAATGTTTACAGTTGCCATCACATTGTCAACCATGGAAAGTGAGAACCAGTGGGATTATATGCTGACTCACTTCCAGCCGGATCATATTGTCCTTTTAAATGATTACCAACCATCCGGACAAATACTAAAAGGTGCTCTTCGTGAGTTCCCTGACGACAGCCCTAAAATCTTTTTCACACCCAAAGATGCATACCGGATTTCCGGAGAGATCTCATTGGTTGACTTCGTGCATCCGGAACATGCGACCTATATCTTTGGTTCAGACCACCAACACACTCTTGAAATGGTGTGTGACCAGAAAGTGTATATCCCCTTGGACGATAAATGTGAGATGTACTCCTGGACAGCAGCTGCAATAGTTTTCTGGGATAGACTACATGGCTGATTCAATTACTGACGGACGGACGCTGATTGATGATGCGGAAGCCGTAACACCTTATGTCGACCTTGGTGGTACAGGTGCTGGTTCTTTAGACGACGAAATCTTCTTCGAGAATGCCGGGTCTATCGGTTTAGACATTGGCTCGACATTGGATGGTATTTTGTATGATGCTGGGTCGGCTCAAGACTGGTCAGACAACACATTCTACTTCCTGATCAACTGCGGTATCGTAGGTCTACTTGCTGCGAAAGCCAGCGGTGGTTTCCGTATTCGTTTCTGTGGAGCCACAGTTTCTAATTGGTTTGAAGTATACGTTGGGGGGAATGATTCCTGGCCTGCATCTTTCGCCGGAGGTTGGTCACTGTTCGTAGTTGATATTGAAACAGCTGCAGCAGAAGCAGCGACTAATGGTTGGGAGAACGGAACAGTTCCAGCAACCAGTGCTATCCAATATGTCGGATGGGCTGGTATCACAGGCGGAACCATGCCTCGAATGGTTGACAATACCTGGATGGATGCTATGTACCGTCTACCTGATGGTACTGCGGCAATTATCATCCAAGGTGATAATACTGCTGCCGATTGGACTTGGGATGATGTACTTACCGAAATGGCTGCAGTCGATAGCCCCGTTGCTCGTCTTGGCTCAGGTGGTGCGATTACCTTATCCGGGCCAGTTAGCGTCGGTGCCAATGATTCGGTAACGCATAGCTTTATTGATACCAACAGAATCATCCTCTGGGATGATCAAGAATTCATTCCCGATGACCTTTACACGCTGTCAGCTATAGGCAATGCTGGGGGTACGACTACTATTGAGATGGGAATCAAAACTGGTACAGGTCTTACAGCGAGTGGTGCTCAAGGTTGTACTATTGCTGCAGCGGCTTTAGGTGGTCGTTGGAACATGGACTTTGACGATCCTAATATTGATACCGTTGGATTCTACGGATGTAGTCTTCAGCACATTGAAGATGCTCAGCTCGATGACGCCGCTGTAGATATCATATCCAGCTTGGTAATCGATTCGACTATTCTGACATTACCCAATGCCAACTTTTTAAAGAACAAAATTATTACCCCGAACACTATTGCTACGGAAGCTGCAATTGCTGATGGGGGTGTCCTTGATGATATCCTGGTTGGTGAATTCGTATCTGGTGGTAATGGCTACGCTGTTGAAATTTCTGTATCAGCCACAGAAGCGCAAGCTTGGGATGCTATCCACTCTGGCTATGCTGGCACAGATGGTTCAACAGGTAATGAAACTATTCTGGTGAACATCACTTCACCTGATGTACTCACCATTAACGTATCCGATTTCGGGGCTACTCCGACTATCCACAAAGTGGGTACTGGTACAGTCACTGTAGTCGCTGGACAGAAAACATTCAAATTTACCGTTAACCCGTCAATTACCGCATATGAATGGCGGATATACGAGGATAGTGGTGTGCCAGGGGAACTTGGTACCGTCGAACTGGACGGAGAAGAGTCTGCAATCGCAGATAATCAAACTTATACCTATTCATACAGCTCAGATACAGCTATAGTAGTTCAGATAATCGCCGAAGGTTATGAAGAGTATACTCATTACGATACTTTACTGAACGGCAACAAAGATCTAACATTTAATTTAACAGTTGAGGATAACACCTAATGGCACTTATTGACCTTTCAAACTTTGGCGACTTGTTGGTTCAATCCACATTAAGTCGTTCTGGCGCAGTAGACGGCAACATCTTTTTTGATGTGGCTAACGGACGTATCGAACTTGTCACCGTAGGCGAACTCGCTACTTTGAATCTTCATGCTGGCGCAACTACCGGCAGTGTCACTATCGATGCTGATGTATCGGGTACTCTGACATTGAGTACTGGTACCTGGCGCGAGACTCATGGTATCTGGAAGATCGGTGCTGCCATAACTATTGCCGGGTATACCGATACTGACATAAACGGAGCCAATACCATTGCTGCTATCTCAGCAGACGGAACAGTCCTGACAGTTGGTGATAACACTGCCTGGTCTACCGAAGCTGGTGGTGGTGATGAATCTGTAGCTTCCGCTACAGAAGCCAACCCCCTTATCGAAGATGACGGGATCAAGATGGAAGCCCTCTACGGTTTCGAACGCCAAGAGCGTCGAGTCGATGAAACTCTCCGTCAATATGACTTCTATTTCAAAGGTACGTTTAAGTTCGGTGGTGCATACGAGCTGGTGAACGGACGTAAGTTTGACGATGCCGATGGATCCGCTACTTCTGATACTACTGATGACCGATTCAAGGTACGTGGTTCAGGCTGGATCGAGCGTAACACTGCTGGTGCAATTGGACGGATCTGGTACGGAGTCAAGTCCCTGGGTAACATCGAAGCCTTATCTCAGCCGTATTACCAGCTGGGCGACGGTGATGCTCCCGTAAACTTTGACAAGGACGGGCCTATCGATGAAGCCATTCAAGTGTACGGGGACAATGCTGTTGACGCTAATGCATACACTACCACTACAGCTACTGCAGCCTCACAAACCATCACAGTTGTTGCCGCAGCTCGAACCTTTACTCGATCCGCTGGCAGCTATCTTACTGACGGATTCCTTGTGGGTGAGCGATTTACTGCTGCAGGTCTCGCCTCTAATACTGGCACTTACACTGTTGAATCTGTAACTGCTCTGGTAATCACGGTCACTGATGATCCGAACAACCAGACTACCGATGATACTGGTGATGCTGATGAAGTTCTGACAGTAAACGGTATCGACACCAGGATCTTCCTGTCGAACAAAGTCCGTACCTACGGTCAGAACTACGATGAGAAGCAACTGGGTGACTCAGGTGTAACTCAAATGGACGGTTACGCATCTGGTTTCGCACTCGGCGAATCAGTTCACTTGACCTCCGGTAACTACACTCTGGCTGACGTTTATACCGCTCAGGTATCTCCGTTCACAGGTTTGAGCTTGAAATCATTTGCTTCAGGTCAGGACAAGTCAGGCGAAAACTTTACTGATGGCACAGGTACTACCGAGTTCACCTGGATCCTTGAGAACACTCTTGCAGCTGATCTTGATGAATGTGTCGCCTTCCTTGATGCGTTGGCTCAAACCGACGATGACATCGACGAAGGTACTGGTACTGTAAACGGCAAGCGAGTCGGTGTGTGGTACAGCTATAACGCTGCTGGTAAGGTTTTGCCGGTAGTAGGAACTGGTGCAGCTGGTGAAGGACTCTTCATTGACGGCTTACTGGGTACTGACAAGAACCGGGTCATCTTTACTGATGATTCCAGCACTGTCCGTGAATACCCGGCATACCAGAACATTACTGTATTCGTCGGAGCTGACGCTGTTGCAGATGCTAACGCATGGTTCCATGCCTTCTTCGAAACAGGTATTGGCGCACAAGCTGGCAACGACTTCGGTACTGCTACTGCAATCACTATCCAGGAACCTGATACCACTCTCGTCAAAGGTGACGTAGATGGTACTGGTCTCAGTGTTGGAAACAACATCTTATTCGAGTTCGACTACATTGGTGACACCATTGGTGGTACTGCGAATTCCGCGAAAGACTGCGTATTCGAATGTGAGGGTGATGGTGGAGTAACTGCTGCAAAGACAATCTTTGCATTGACTACCGCTGCAGAAATCTCAGCTACTTGCCAGCCCGCTGTCGAAACCAACGTATAACTCGGGGGTATAACCCCTGGGTTAAGTAGTTTCACATGACTATCATTGCAAGCATTGATGGGCCGAATCGACTAATCCACCTTCACGCTGATACCGTGGGGGTGGACTTACATCCTATTGATGTATACAAGGAGATGCGGACTCTTCGTCGCAGTACCGAATCCCTTCGCAAGTATGATCGGTTTCTCGATGCTGCGGGTAATGTTTCCAAAGGTGGTGGTAAATTCACAGAACGTTATGTCATCGAGATCGATGGCACTCGCATTGTTCCTTACGACCAAACCCAAACACTCAACGTTATTGGCGTAATCATAACCGACGATGGGCAAGAAGGTGTTGCCTGCTTTGATCGTACTCCTATTACCGCTACAGTCGATATCAACTACGTTCCGCCTCAGGTGGAAGTAATCACAGTAGTCGGAGGTTCTGGTCTCGACGCTACGCAAAACGCATTACTAATCTCCGCTGAATTCCATTCTCGATACAATGGATCTGTTTACTATGATTCTGCTCTTGGCTCTGGGGGAGATGGTACAAAAGCTGATCCTTACGGTGTATTGAATGACGCAATTGATTTCGCTGAAGCCAATAACATTACTGAGATTCGTTGTTTTAATGATGTCACTCTAACCCGGCAAGTAAAAGGGTTCACGATCACAGGTGTCGGAGCGAATCTACCAACCATCGATATCAACGGACAAGATGTTACTGGATCCAGGTTTTACCAGGTTCAGCTTGAAGGTGTTTTAGTGGGAGCAGTAGTTGCCCAAGAATGTCGTATGTTGACTGCATCAATCAACGGGTACTATGACCGTTGTGCATTTACTGCAGATGTCACTTTAGTGGGTAACTGCCATATCGTCAATGGCTTTTCAGAAGTTGCTGGTGACGGGTATATGAGCTTTGTAGTCGGTGCTTATTCACTCCAAGTCTCCCAGTGGACACGCTCATTGGGTATCAAAGGTATGACAGCAAATACTCATACCGTCCATATGGTAGGCGGGCAATTTCATGCAGACGTTACTTGTACTGGTGGTGCTGTATCCTTGCGCGGTAACTATAGCGCTTTGCCTGATGATGCCAGTGATGGGACAACTATTTCTGACCAGACCGAGCACCATGCTACTTCTCACGCAGTATGGGACGAGCCTATGGCAGATCATATCGCTGTTGGTTCAACTGGTGCGAAGCTTAACGATGGTAGTGCTCTGGACGTTGACAGCATTGCTGATGCAGTCTGGACGGAACTCCTTGCACCTCACGTATCAGGCGGAAACGCTGCAGCTTACATGGTCTCGGTCAATGCGATCGATACAGCAGCCCTGGTCGATGCGATCTGGGACGAAGAAATGTCCTATCATACGAATGCTGATAGCGCAGGCTTGTATATGGGCAGTGGTCTGGTAGCAACCACAGACAACGCAGCGATAGCTGCGGCAGTCTGGGATACGCTCTTAGCCTCTCACGTTACCCCTCTGACCTTTGGTACCCTACAGGATGGACTCAGTTCAGCAGCCATTGCAGCAGCTGTCACAGCTGACATGGACTTGAACTCTAACCTGCTTTCAGTTATACGTACAGCTGTAGAGACTGATATCCCAGCAACATTAGCAGGGTTGAATGACTTTGACCCAGTTACTGACGAAGTTATGTTGGTCAATACTGTCACCACGAACACTGATATGCGCGGTACTGACAACGTATGGGACGCTGAGACTATGGTTACAGCACTCCATGCAGTTGAATTCAATGCACGCAAGTATGATAAGGTTCTACAGAAAGTAACCGTGTATGATGGAGCATTATTGACTGATCTCGTGTTATATGAGTGGAATACTGTAACCAATGCTGCCCTTACGACCATGGAGCCGGTATAATGTTTAACTTTGTATTCGATCTTGAATGCACTCCTCCCGACGTTTCACATATGATGTCGCCGGAATTAGTAGTTGCGCTCAGTGAAGAATACGAACTGGTTACGCTGGAGGACGATACCAATTTGGTTTGCGCCCTGGCTACTGAAAATGAAATGCTACTGGTAACCTCAGAACAAGATCTGTCGATCCAGAGCGAACAGGTAATCCTTTATGATAAAGAAGACTAACAGAAACGCTACCACTGTACGGGTAGGCGATACGTCGAACATCTATTACATGTCGCCGTTTGCCGATGGTAACGGTGGTGCGAGTAATCTGACCAACACAGCGTATACCTGTCGTACGATTGTCGTAGCAGCTCTGGGAGACACTCCCATCGTTGACGTTACGATTACCAATACCTCCACCGACCTGATGTATTTCCAGGTTGTACTTGAGCCAGCTGATACAGCTCTCCTCGCTGAGGGCAATTACATCTGGATTACCGAGGTTTACAATGCTTCAACTGATCCGATCTTCCGCAAAGAGAAGCACATCGATCTTTCTGTCCTCCCACAGGGTATCACTTAATGGCATCGGAAATTTTCCATGTAGTAAAAGGCGAATGGCGTACGCTGGTTGATAACGTCATAGCAGGTAGTCCGACTAACTCTCGGCTGTTTGTTGCGTACTATAAAGCAATTGAAGCAGATTCCACTCTCATTACCCGGACAGATAAAGCTGACCTGGAAGCAGAAGCTGGTAATACCATCTGTGACTTCGACAACTATTCGGAGCCGCACAACTTAGCCAGCGTCACGATCAATGACAGCTCCGGGGAAATCTGGGCTGACGCTGCTGACATGACCATCTCTGCTGCTGGATCTGCAGGTGGTGGTACGAATAATACAATACTGAAAGCAGTGTTATACTACATTGCTGATCATACAGGTTCGCTTACCGGCGCTATCCCGATCGCATACTACGATTTTGATATGCTGACGAACGGTACTGACCTGAAGTTTCAAATTCCAACCTCGGGCTTATGTCGCATTTAGACATTGAGTGTCGAGCGTTCATCGCAGAAGGTGGGCGGATATTTTATTATTGGGATGCTGAGTTACAAGGCATCTTCATTTTATGGTTATCGACTGACGGTAAACCAACGAAGGAGCACATAAGGCTCTTCAAACGATTCCTGGATAATCATCAGGATGAAGACATTTATTTTAGTACGGCAGACGTAGCGTACATACAAAACCATGTGGACTTCCACGGGTACTACGGACATAAGAAGGTTTACAAATATGCAAAGTGAAGACCAGACCACAGTTCCTGTCGTAGAGCAGAAGCCCCTGACTGAGTGGGCTAATGAGCCAAGTTTGGCTACTCTGAAAACGAACCTCAAGGATTCGAACGACGAACATAATAAGCAAACTGGTATCATCGATCGATATATCAAGAACCTCAATGGTGAGCCGAACTTCGTTGTCCGGAAAGGCAAGTCCAAAGTTGTACCCAAAACAATTCGCAAGCAAGCTGAGTGGCGTTACGCTGCACTGTCTGAGCCATTCCTGAGCACAGATAGCCTGTTCGAAGTTGAGCCGGTTACCTGGGAAGATAAGCAAGCTGCTGCACAGAACAAGCTGGTACTCAACAACCAGATGAATCAACGCATCGATAAGGTAGATTTTATCGATGAGTACGTCAGAACCATCACCGATGAAGGAACAGTAATAGTCAAAGTTGGCTGGAAGTTCGAATCTGAACTCAAGATGGTCGAGCAGGATGTCATGGAAATGCAACCTGTTCTGGATAACCAGAAAGCTCAGATGATGATCCAAGCAGGCCAGGAACCACTGGAGCCGGTAAAGGTCGGCACTGAAATGGTTGAACGTGAGGTCATCATCTACAATCAGCCTACGCTGGAGATCTGTGATTACAACCATGTGATTTTGGATCCAACAGCCAAGGGCGTATTGTCCAAAGCTCAGTTTGTCATCTACCGCTTTGAATCCACGATCTCCGATCTGAAGAAAGACGGACGTTACCAGAATCTGGATGATATCCGGCTTGACGGTACAGAAGATGCTCAGCATGAACTGGATACCGAAAACAGCGACAGCGTTACTTTCACCTTCGAAGACGAAGCCCGTAAGAAAGTCTGGGTTTACGAATACTGGGGTTTCTACGATTACAATGAAACCGGCATCGTTGAACCCTTTATTGCGGCATGGGTCGGCAATGTCAAAATCCGTATGGAAGAGAATCCCTTCCCGGATAAGCAACTTCCTTTCATCAATGTCCAATACCTGCCCGTACGTAAAAAGAACTACGGTCAGCCTGATGGCTACTTGCTGGAAGAGAATCAGAACATCGTTGGTGCTGTCACCCGTGGCATGATTGATATCATGGGCCGAAGCGCTAATGCTCAACAGGGCGTACGCAAAGATGCTCTGGACGTAACCAATAGTCGTAGGTTCGAGAACGGTGAAGATTACAAGTTCAACACCAATGTCGATCCTCGCCAAGCTTTCCATATGGGTACCTACCCCGAGATCCCCAACTCAGCTATGCTGATGATCAACCATCAGTCTAATGAGGCGGAAGCGCTTACGGGTGTCAAAGCCTTCTCGCAGGGCATCACAGGGGACTCCCTGGGTGCGAATGTCGGTAACGCTCGTGGTGCACTGGATGCAGCTTCAAAGCGTGAGCTGGGCATCCTGAGGCGTCTGGCATGGGGTATCGTACAGATAGGGCGCAAGTTCATCAGTATGAATTCAGAATTCCTGAGTGATGTCGAAGTAGTTCGTATCACCAATGAAGAGTTTGTCGAGGTTCGTCGTGACGACCTGGCTGGTAAGTTCGACCTGAAACTGTCGATCTCTACCGCTGAGTCAGATAACGAGAAGGCTCAAGAGCTGGCATTCATGCTACAGACAACTGGGCCGAGTTCTGATCCGGGCGAAACTCGTATCATCCGGGCAGAGATAGCACGCCTACGTAAGATGCCTGCACTTGCCAAGCGCATCGAGGAGTACCAACCGCAACCTGATCCCTTGCAGCAGAAGAAAGCACAGCTTGAAATTGCTTTACTGGAAGCTCAGGTGTTGAATGAACGCGCCAAGGGACAAGAGAACGCAGTCGATGTACAGCTCAAGTCTGCTAAGACTCAGACTGAGGTTGCCAAGACTCGTAACCTTAACTCAACGTCTGATCAGCAGGATCTGGACTTCGTTGAACAGGATCAAGGTATCAAGCACAATCAAGCGATTGACCTGAAAGAACTTGATGGTAAGATCGATTTGGACAGCAAAGCAGCTGATAAAATGCTCGAAAGTGGTGATACTGAGCAAAATACTGACACTCCGGAGGCACAAGACACTTCTTTTCTTGAAGAATTTCAGATATAGTCTGGAACTATCAGTAAGTAAATACTTATTGACATAACTAATATAACAACAGGACAACCCAAAATGACTGACGTAGCAAGCAACGAGATGGATGCCATCCAGATGGAAATTGAAATGGCGCAGGACATGATCAAAGCCCGTGACGCACTGGTTCGATTGACCAGCAACGCGGATTTTAATCTGGTATTTACCCAGGGATATTTCGAGAAGGAAGCTTCTCGATTGGTTTTGCTCAAGGCGGAAGCCAGTATGGAAGATGAGCAGAAGCAGAAGAACGTTGATGACTCGATCATCGGTATTGGTCAGTTGTACCAGTACTGCCGCGCAGTGATGGCTCAGGGACAACAGTGTGATGCTGCTGTCGCCGATTACGAGCAGGAACTCGAAACCATGCGCGCTGACGAGTTAAGCTAAGATGAGTGTACCTGCAGAGACTATGGCTGCCGATCCAGCCCTCGCCGCTCCAGATGCTGCCATTGAAACCACTGATACTACTACGGTAGACAGTGACCGAGCAGCCGAGAACTCTGACAACGAGATCCAGACTACGGAAATTGACTTCCTGGATCTCCCCGATGATGAGGTAGATGCTTACTTCATGAAGGAGTTGGAAAAAACTCCTGAGGCGGAAGACTCTGCAGGTACTGATGATCCACAATCTGATGAGGCTGCTGCGGCAGCCGCTGATGATCCGAAAGCCGACGATGACGAGGACGGTGAAGATGACGGAGAAGCTGCTGCTACTGAAAATCTGGATAGCGGTGAAGCTGCTTCAGACGATGATTCTGATGCTGGCGATGATACAGCCAGTGATGACAAAGCTTCCGGAGATGAAGCTGAAGCTGAAGAAGGAGATTCAGCTGGTGACGAAACTGAAGGACAAGACGATGATATTGTCACAACGGCTCTTGAGGATCTTGAAAAGATTTTAAGCCCGTTCAAGGCGAACGGAAAAGACATTCAAGTAGAGAATGTCGACGATGCAATAACCCTCATGAAGATGGGTGCGAACTACAACAAGAAGATGGCTGCACTTAAGCCTAACCTTCGGTTCGTTAAAATGCTCGAACAAAATGATTTGTTGGATGAAGGTAAACTTACTACGCTGATCGACATCAGCAAGAAGAACCCTTCAGCTATCGCCAGGTTCGTAAAGGACAATGCGATCGACACCGACGAAATACTCGCAGAAGACGCGAGTGAAAATTATTCACCAGGAAAGTACGAAGTAAATGACTCCGAAATAGAGTTAGACCAAGTGCTTGATGGTATCAGGGGAAATGAATCATTCTCCCGAACCATAGACGTAGTGAGCAATCAATGGGATGCGAAGAGTAAGCAAATTATCTTCAACGATCCGAATATTATCACTGTAATTGATTCACAGATTGCGTCCGGAGTATTTGACAAGATTGTCAACCGGATGGAAACTGAGAAAATGTTAGGCAAGTTGAATGGTGTGTCCGACATTGTAGCGTATAAGCAAATAGGTGAAGCATTAGCCGCTGCAGGTCTCTTGGAACCAACCCAAAAGGGCAATGGTGAACAGACACAGACGACCACAACACAAGCCGAAAAGCCGGTAGACAAGGCACGCAATTCCAAACGGAAAGCAGCTGCGTCCACCAAACAAGCAGTCGCAAGCAAGAAGAAGACTGACTTGGACAATCTCAATCCGTTGAGCATGTCCGACGATGATTTCGAGAAAGTAGCGGCACAAACATTATTTAAGTAATTACAGAGGTAATATCTCATGGCTTTCGAAGACGCGAGAATTTATGGCCCAGAGTCGGATGGTACCAGTTCAAGTATCGGTGCATCGACTCAAATTAATCCAATTTGGTTCTGGAAAAAAGCCCTTGTCGAAATCGTCAAGGAACAGTATTTCGGTCAGCTGGCTGACGTACGCTCTATGCCTAAGCATATGGGTAAAACAATCAAGCAGCACCACTACCTGCCTTTGCTCGACGATCGGAACACTTCTGATCAGGGTATTGACGCGGCTGGTACTGCACTTACCGTTACTGGCAAGTGGCACGTATTCGACGGTGGCATAATTGTCCCCGACGCAACTATCGCTACGAACGCCGCTGGTTTCGCAACTAAAGCTCTTGCCGTCGCTGCTATGACAGCTCCCGCAACTCAAGGCGCAGTCCTGGGTTCTGGTGCTCTGTACAGCTCAAGCAAGGATATCGGTTCCATTACCGCTCGTCTGCCTGCTCTTTCTGAGTCTGGTGGTCGTGTAAATCGTGTTGGTTTTACTCGTAAGACCATCGAAGCCACTATCGAGAAATTTGGCTTCTTCGACGAATACACTCAAGAGTCAATGGACTTCGATACCGATGCTGACCTCATGATGCACATCTCTCGCGAGTCTACTCGTGGTGCTTCTGAGATCACTGAAGACATGCTCCAGATCGATCTGATCAATGGCGCAGGTAACACCTGGTTAACTGGTGACGCATCTGCGTTGTCTGATATCGGTACCGCAGCTGGTGCTGGTAACGCTGTTGACTGCCTGGTTACCTACGACGACCTGGTTCGCATGAGCATCGAGCTTGACAACAACCGTTGTCCGAAGCATACCAAGCTGATTTCTGGCTCACGTATGATCGATACCAAGACCATCAACGCAGCTCGTTATCTGTACTGTGGTTCCGTCATGCTTCCGCTGTTGAAGCAAATGAAGGACTACCATGGCGAGAAAGCATTCATCTCTGTTGAGAAGTATGCCGCTGCTGGAAACGTTGCCTTCGGCGAAGTTGGTTCTATCGATAACTTCCGCATCATCGTTGTCAACGAAATGGTTGAGTGGGACGGTGGCGGTAACGCTAACGCAACTCCTGGAACTACTGACTTGATCGACACTACTACTGCTGGTACTCCTGGCTTTGGTCTCCCCGTCGGTTCTGTCCTTGCCTCTAACGGTGTTGACTTCAACGTCTACCCGCTGTTGGTTGTCGGTTCCGGTTCATTCACTACCATCGGTTTCCAAACTGACGGCAAGTCAATGAAGTTCAAAATTCATCACAAGGCACCGGGTCTTGAGATGGCGGATCGCAACGATCCGTACGGTGAGATCGGGTTCTACTCGATCAAATGGTACTACGCTTTCATGGGCTTGCGTCCTGAGTGGATCACCATTGGCTACACTGGAGCAGTCCAGTAGGCTAAGCTGTAAGCAGTAACTAAGTCTCCCCCCAAATGGGGGGAGTCTTTTTTTAACCATCAGAACTAAAACAGGAATCATAAACATGTCTGATATACCTAACGACCCCCAAGTCGAAACTGAAGTAGAAACCCCAGCTGAAGCTCCATCCAGACTGGATACCCTCAAACAACGTGCTGATATGCTCGGTCTTAAATACCATCACAAGATTGGTGAAACCAAACTTGCGGAGCAGATCGCTGCACACCTTGCCGACGATGTACCGGAAGAGCCTCAACCAGCCAGGGAAGTTCCCAGTGCTGCTGTAGCCCGTTCGACTCAGCTTGCTGAGAAGAAGAAGAAGGCTAACAAGCTTGTCCGTGTACGTGTTACCTGCATGAATCCTAACAAACGTGAATGGGAAGGCGAGATCATCGCTTGCGGTAACCGATATTTCGGCAATATCAAAAAGTACATCCCGTTCGATAACGCGGAAGGCTGGCACATGCCATCTATCCTCGTGGATCTGTTGAAGTCAAAGAAGTGCCAGATCTTCGTGGAGCGTCGGAACGAGCGTGGTGAAAAATACAAGCAAGGACGACTCATTCCAGAGTATAATGTCGAGATACTTCCCGACTTATCTCGTGAGCAATTGGAAGAGTTAGCCAGGAAACAAGCGTTGAGTCATGCGATCGACTCAAATGCCCCGTAACAAATAACCCAGTTTGGGTTTGGCTCGGACATAGCGAACCGGGTCTTTTTTATACGAACCGTATAGAAAACAGGACACATTATGGTTGATATTACAGTAGCAGATCTGACGAATACCGATGACCCGAATGAGAATACGGGTACGGCAATCTTCGATACCCTGATGTCTGTGGTTGAAAGCCATATAGAGAACCAGTTTCAGAAAGGTCGCCTCAAGGGGACTGACTACGCAACGGTTTATCTCGGATCTTTACAAGCAGTCTTGTCACAGTCTGTGCAATTCTTGCTGCAGGAACAAGCAGCTGGAAAGCAAGGTGACCTGATTGATGCTCAAATCACTGAAGCTGCAGCGACAACTATTCGAAACGATAGTTTAGCTGCGGCGGAAGTATCCCTCAAGGAAGCACAAGAGCTTGATGTCGAGTACGTCACTGCGAACCATCGTCCCGAACAAACTGTCCGGCTGCAAGAAGAAGTAGATCTACTGCAGTCGCAAGACCTGACTGAGCTGCAGAAAGGTCTGACTGAAGTCAAGCAGACTCTCAAGGTACAAGCCGAGGTTGATCTGTTGGCTCAGAAGGAACTGACTGAACTGGCTCAAACCAGTGATACCGATGCCGTCAAGTACGGTGCTGGTGGAACAGCTCTCACAGGTGTCTTGGGCGCACAACAGTCGCTATACAATCACCAGGCAGCTGGATTTAAAGCTAAGCATCACGTTGATACTGTTAAGCAGTTGGCTGATGTATGGTCAGTTGCCTACGCCATCACGGATGGTGCATCTCCGAATCTCCCGATAGCATTGACTGCCCTTGCTGGTGTGGATGCTACTGACTTCGATGTCGAGATCACCGAGATGCAAGCAGCCTTTGATAACATCTAATGGTCAACAGGCGTGTATCTCAAGCCATTAATGCAATCCTCAAACAGCTAAACGCTACTACTCTCCCCCCGTACAAAACTCTCGGAGAGCTGACATTGGATCATGCAGGCTACCTCCTCTTTTTCATGCACCTGCATTTGAAGTTCAGGTGCTTTCCCTTGTCATATGTAGAATCTATTGAAAACCTGGATTCTATTAGCGGGCAGGACATCATAGAACGTATCAATGAAAACGTATCCATCGATAGTCTTCGCAACTGAGGACGACATACAGCTCGATTTCTCAGCTCTCATTGAGGATTACGAGGATTGTAACGGCACTGGGATGTCAGTCCCAGAAGCGAAGTACTTCGTCGAGCGTATGCAGCTATCTGTGAAGCAACGGATGGCTTACCGCATGAAAGACAGCTTTATGTATATTTGTTACGAACCAAAGGACATACGTATCTTATCTTTGGGGTTAAATGATACCCCTATCAACGATGCCTATTTTCTGGCGTCATTGCTCAAGAAGCATAAACCCTATAGCTTCATGCCGTTGGGTCGAGATATCCGCAAATTACTGCCTTTTCTGAACCGTGTGAGCCATAAAAAATGGTTCCACAATCATACCCCGAGCATCAAGCTACTGGGTTACGAGCAGCTGGACGATCTACTGGAGTACCTCGATGTCTGACGCACTCGGTAGTATTTGGGATGCGTTTAGCGATCTTGTAGCTGATGCGATCGATGTTATCGGTTCTGTCGTAGAGGCTCTATGGAAAGAAATCGTAGCTCCGATTTTTGAAGAGATCATGAACTGGCTGGGGTTTGAAGACCAGACCCTTGTCAACGGCTTCGTTGTCATCAACCGAACCATGACGGAAACATGGCAGCATCCGTACAAGCAAGCTGTCATCAGTAAGGTTACCAATGATACTCAGATCCGTGATGAGATCATGAACGTGTTCCTCACCGGGTACCAGCAGCGCATTAAGCATTACATGAACTATGGTGAGAACACTTACTACTATGGTTTACCCACTGCCAGCTTTGCCATTCTGTCCGTCAAGGAAAGTGTGGTCAAAAGTATGATCGAGGCTGAAGAGGGTTACTCGATTGTTATCAATAACCTGACACTGAGCAGCGCTAACGAAGATTTCCATGTCCACCAATGGATGCAGGATAACCTGGTTGGAGCCAGCCCGTATCGATTCACTGGTGGATTCAATTACATTACCGTTGTTGCAACAGGACAAATCCATTACATAACAGATATCGTGTGGGATGCTACATCGATGAAGTACGATGTGGACACCTACTACTACACTGAGTACTCCTACGGGATTGAGACAGCGGTGAACTCACTGGTAACTGTGAACGATGACTACGACATGAGCTATGTGGTTTCCACTGCGCTCCTGCAACCCCTGTCACCGTCCTCTACGTACAGCATGGATGATGTAAGCGATCCTCAGGTCGGTATAGTTGATACTGCTGTGCACAGAGAAACTCCCTCTCTGGCAGGCGAATCTGTAGGTATCGTCACCACTGCTATCGTAGACGCTATCCCGACTGTCCCAGCGGGAACAGGCTGGGATCATGGGCAAGTGTCCCAGACCTTTCAGGATATGATCGATCCGATGCCTGCAATCGGCAGAGGGTACGAAGTAACATACGTTCCGGTCAGTGATCAGTCTACCGGGGCATTGCGCTACTGGTCATACACGCTCTACAGCGGTGATACAGATAACCCATCACTATACGATACCACTCCATCTGTCGGTACTGACATAGCGAAGATCCTTCCCGTGGTTCCGCTCAAGATCAATAACGTATTCCAGGAAGCCGGTCATGGGATATCCCCCACAACCAAATACACTACTTCCAAGACCCTCCTGAAGAAGGTCAACATGCAGATGCCTGATCTGATCCAGGGCTTGAAGGATACGGTACTGGCAGAGAATACTGAGATCAAGGATGCATTCCTTGTCTTCGGTGTTGACCTATCCATCGCTGGATCCAGTGCCACCAATAAATACCTGTATGAATTCGTTAACGAGACCATTGTCGGTATTGGTGGAACGTGGGCAAATTACCTGCTAATTAAAGCCGACCTGGATGACATCAATGGTGGTACGGGGAGCCAAGACGACATGCTCGATAAGTACATCGGTAACGGTTGGGAGACTCGGGAAATACCAGCGTACGTTACAGCATGGATGGATTACTATCAGTCCGGGCCAAATCATGATGCATGGTCAGACTATTACGATGAGCTACGATTGGGATTAGTCACACGAGTCAGTAAAGAAATCAACAGCATCTATGGTTCCTCTAAGGTCAAAATGCTTGTGAAGGAAGACGCATACAATGTGAACTTCTCATTCCAAGCCATTGAAGACAGCATAGTTAATGGCGTCATTGGGGCTGTCGGCACGTATACCAGTTCTCGATCAGCTACGAATTACAAGCTCACATTACGTAAGCAGATCAACGGTACTCAGTACGGACAGATTATTGTTTACCTGGTTCAAGGCATGACTGTTTTGGATCTGCCTGGTAACGAGGTGCAGCTCTCCAAGCTGGACTTTGTTGGTTCCGATAACGGTGGCACGAATGTCAAAGACAATATGCTCCTGCCTATGTCATGGGGGATCATAAAAGATCACTTCGGCCCAATTGAGATGAAGCAGCTCATCTACGAGACAATGCACCTCAACATCTTCGGGATCCAAGTCACTAAGCTTCGGTATTATGAAACTGCTGCATTCCAGGATTTCTTAAAAATCGTAGTGTCCATCGTAGCAATCGTGTACATCGCATTCACCCGTGATGTTACAGGTGCTGAGTTTCTCTGGGCATTGGCTACCAACTACGCTTCCGCTATTGCTATTGAGTATGTAATTACTCAGATTGTTCTGACTAACCCAGATAGCAAATTAGCTATCGCACTGGCTACAACCTTCGCAATAGTGGCTGCAGCATACACTGGACAGGGTGTAGAGACTGCAATTGACACAGCTTTGCTGTCAATTAACGCAATGAGTCAAGTTTCTACTATATATGTTGATGTAAAGTCTGATATATTGCAGGATGAAGCATCGGATTTTTTAAAGACCTCAGCTGAGAAGCAAGAGGAGCTGGACAACAAGTTTGCAGAGATACAGGAACACCAGGACTATATTAATTCGATCAAACGTATTATCATTAACAAGTTCGAAACATCCGATGAATTTTACCATCGTACCGGGAACGTAGAACTTCCTGAAGAGATGCTCGATCTTGACCGACTATTGAAGCTCGACATGTTTTTCGAAGCTCCAATTGTAAACACTACCGAACAGGAAGCATAGCATGGCACAACAGCAGACTTCATTTCTCCCTACTGATTTCGGAGCAAATGCGAATCTTAACCTTGGCAACCAGCAGACTCCGTTTGGTATACCAGACTTTGCTGCCAATGGCGGAGCACAATCAACTCTCTCACCGCTGAACTATCAGGTACCGACAAATTACATGGATGCTGCTGGAGCAGACTTCACTGGTCTCAGTGATATCCCCGGTCAAGGTGGGCCTGGAGGAGATTTACCTGGATTCAATTTTACTGACTTCCTCTTCGGGAAATCTGAACAAGGTGCAGACGGTGCTGTTATGAATACCCCCGGAGCACTCAAACCGATATCCAGTGCACTTGGATCAGTAGCTAATATCTACTTCGGTATGAAGAGCCTGAACATGGCTGAAGACCAATTCGATTTCCAGAAGGAAGCGTTCAACAAGAACTTCGACGCCAATGCTCTATCCTTCAACAACCAGGTTCAAGGCCGGTCAGACGCGGTAGCCAACGCTACCTCAAATGCTGATCTCGGTATCGCCAATGATGCGACTCCTGCACAGCGAGCAGAAGCGGAAGCTGCATTCTCTAAACAACGCTCAGCAGGGAAGACCCTCTAATGCCTGAATTCGGAAATACATTCCGCCCAGTAGCGGTACAGTTGAATGACCCGACTGCCGGTATTGCCCGAGCAGGACAGTTGTTCGATCGAGCAGTTAAAGGTTTTGGTAGCATCCAAGATGATGTGACCGCTAACCGTGATGCCAACGTTGCGAGTCAGACCGAAGCCAACACTGCCAAAATCATATCTGAGATCCAAGGTAACCGTGATCTTGATTCCGTGGATCAATCCTCAGCTGACATCATCTCCGGCCTGTCCGGTCGATTCGATGGTGACGTTAACACTGGTGGCTTTGATCTCAAAGCTATCAATCAGGCTGCCAGCGATCACCGTGCTGAACTGCTGGATACCAAGACCAGTGAAAGTGCGTTGGTCACTGAAGGCTTAAAGCAGCAGAACGAACAGTTCGATGTGGATAACAACCAGAAGCGATTGAATTCTACTCTCGCAGCACAAAGTGCTCAGGTAGCTTCGTCCAATGCACAGACTGACCTGTCCAAGCTGAACACTCGTATTGCCACTGCACGTATGGACAAGGTTGAGTCTGACGTTGCACACACTGAAGCCCTGTCACAAACATTCCTGAACTTCCCGATATTGACCGGGGAGAACAAGACTGCCACTACCAAGGATTTCGCTCAAGCGATGAGTCGATTCCGTGCTTCCGCCCTGAAAGCAGGTACTCCTCCGGACGTACTGAAGAAGTTCTTTGAAGACACTGGTTTGATCGATCCTTCTACTGGTTCTGCAAGTGCCTCTGGTCTCCATCGTGGTATCACTCTCCAGAATAAGAACCTGGAAGCCATTATCGATGAAGACCTGAGTACCATGGATGGGTTAAATGGTAAGGGAGAAGACTATGGTTCTAAGGTAAATGAGGTTATACTCCGTCAAGCAGGTGGAGATCTCGACGACGATGAACTTATCGGATTCGCTGGCGAAGACGTACTCCCGGAATTTCTGGAGATCATGAGTGATCTGAACAGCAAGCTTCCGGTAGATAGCAAGAACCAGTTCACCATGCAAGATGTATACGCAGCAATGACCTCAGAAGATGTCGGTTTCTCCGCTGATCTCATTGGATCAGGTGGTTCAATGGACGGGGATAAGATGAGGTCTGGACTGAAGAAAGCAGGTGAGAAGCGTCATGCAGCAAAGGCGAAGCTCCAAGCTAAAATAAAAGCGAACCAGGCACAACAAAAAATCCTGGCAAATCAACTCATTACCCATGCGTATCAGCAAGCAGGAGCGGGTAACCCTTTAGGTCAATAACCCATGGCTTTTAGTACGAACTTTAAGGCAGTTAACTCTGCCTTTTTGCAGATAGGTAAGTCAATAGAGTTAGCTGAAGGCACGGAACGAAAGAAAGCTCAGCTCGACTTCAAAACTGAGAAACTGTCGCTCGATAAAATTATCGATGGCGATACTGTCCTCATCACCAATCCTGACGGGACTACCCGTAAGATGCGCCTTGCCAATGGCGGCACAGGTCGCTCCCTGGATACCTACGAAACATTTAAAGATCTGGAGACCATGGATCCGGAGATGCGGGTTCGCATGGAATCCAAACTCCTCAGGCAACGTGGTGCACTCGCCAGAGAGCGTGGCGTAGATCTGGATGATGTCACCAACGAGAATGTATTCGAGCAAGGTGAGAAAGGCAGAGCAGCCCTGTACCAATCTTTATTGGATGGGCAGAACCCAGAAGATCTGGGTGGGCCACATGATACATCCCCCCTATTTGAATACGCTGACCTTGGTACCGAAGGTAAGTACAAGCGTGCGCTCGGGCTGACCCGGAACAGATCCGGTGTCATATCCAACCTCGCTCTCAATACTCCTGAGCTGAATGCCGCATACGGCAGTGACTACAATGCTGTCGGACGGCAAGCATACTCTCAGGCGATCGAAGAACAGGAACGAGCCGCTGCAAAGCGACGGGCTGAAACTGGACTGTCAGACGAATTCGCTGCCACTGGTGTCGGAGCGGTCGTTGATACTACAGGTAGACTCGCTGCCGGAGCGCAGCACGTTATCGGTATGGTTGCTGATCTACCGTTGGCTGGGATTGAGTGGATGGCTGATGGTCTTGAGCCTAATCCAGAGCTTGAAGGCACAGATGGTTACAATGAGCTGGTACATAATATTACCCAGTTCAAAAAGCAAACCAAAGAGAATCGCTCAGCAGTCGCTAAGCTATTTGAGGGTGGTACCAAATTCTGGAAGTCGTTCACCAACGATAAGAAAGTTGAAGAGACCATGGCTTCGCTGGAGAAAGCCTGGGATCACGATCGATTTGCATCTGACTTTGCCGGTATCCTGGTTGAGAACCCCCATGCTACTTTGCAGTTCCTGGGTGAATCCATACCGTTCATGTACACAGCTGCCAAGAAGGGAGCTGCTCTGCCGTTTGGTGCAGCGTTCACTGGTGAGAATTATAAAGCTGGTGTAGAGCTGTATGAAGCCACATACGACAAAGCTCCCGAGACTGAAGAGAAGGCTTTGATCCTTGCTGGTGCCGGATTCATTGCCGCAATGAACAGTGCTGCATCCAAGTACGTAACCGGCGAAGAAGGCATGAAGATCATGCTTCGTAAGCTTGGTTTCAAAGGTATGAATTCTTTCATGACTCAGACAGCTGCTAAGCTGGGTGCCAATATCCCTGCTGGTCGGTTGAAGAGCATGAGCGAGATGCTACTGAAAACCTCAGTCACTGCACTGACGCCAGCTGCACAGCTTGCTACCCGAGGTGCTGTTGAATTTGTACAGGAAGGATCTGAAAGTCTGATCACTAAAGGTTCAGTGTTCCGTGATTTCAGTCAAACCTTCACTGATTCTAATCTGAAAGAGGCAGCCGTATCTGGTGCCATTGGTTTCGGTACTGGTGCGACAGCTGGCCCCACGTTCCAAGCAGCAGGGGTGGTGAAGCTCGCCGGGATAGTAGGCAAGCAGACAGTCGAGAAAGGTGTTAAAGCCGCTGAGAACATCCCCTTCAATCGTGACGTAGCGAACTTCCGTGTTGACCAAGGTGATGAAGTTGTCAGTGGTGGTACCGCTGAATCCCTGCTCCGGGAAATCAATGAAGAGTTTGCTGTCTTTGAGAGCGAAGCAGAAGCCAACGAGTTAGCCAACAATCCTCAGGAATTCGAAAGACGTTCAGCTCAACTGATGGCGAAGACCATGGATCTTGCTACCCATCTCCAAAAGATGGATAAGAAGACTCGTGCCAAGAATCCTGAAATGCAGGAAGCTGTTAACAAAGTTGTATCAGCTATCAATCTGCAGAGTGCCGCCGATGCTAACGCGAAGGTGGAACAAATTGAGAACCTACTGGCTTCGGAGAACGTCGATGAACAACAGCAGGGTATTGACCGGGTACTGGGATCGAGTGAAGAGGCTCTTTCGGTCTCCACCGAAACGATCGATAAAGCAATCGAAGTATCCCCGAATGAAAGTGTCACCCAACAACTCAACGAGATCAAGCGAAAGAAAACTCTCGAAGAAGTAGCGGAAGACGTACTCCGTGGTAAGCCTGGATCTGGTTTCATCGGTGTGAAGAATCGTCAGTACATCGCAGAGCGTTTGCTAAAATCAGGCGATATTGACGGAGCCAATGAGCAACTTGCAGAAATACGCAGATTCCGGGAAGTACATGGTGAGAAAGCCACCACTCTGATCAATGCTCAGAAGCAGTTCAAGGAAACTGGTCGAGGACAGACGGTAGAGATCGGTGGGCAGAACTTCTTTGTCGATGCCAGGTCGAAGAAATTAATCAACCAGGTCAGAGCTGAAGTCTTTGCCTTGAATGAAGTCGGTATGGCTTTGAAGAAAACCATCGCTGATGCACAGGTGAACACTCCTGAAGTAGAAGAGACCCAATCTGAGACCGAAGAGACCCAAATTGAGACCCCTGTCACAGCCCCTGCTGCTGTACAAGGGCTTGTAGTTCCTACTGCCAGCGATATTAGCACTCAGCTTAAAGAGGCTCGTAAGGGCAGCACAGACGCTCTCAAGCGCTTGCAAGAGCAGGCTGAAGTATTAGCCCAAGCTGGGAATAAGAAAGTTGCCAAGAAAATAACCGATTCTATTAAAAAGATCGAGGAAGCAGCGACTGCGGAGCGCGAAGCAGCGGAGCAGGAAGCGGCTGACGAGGCGATCAACGACTCCATTCCAGATTCTGGAATACAGAATGAACTTGAATTGAAGCGAGGTGATTATGAATTACTGGACGTACTCGAAACAAGTAAATCCAACAAGCGTACTCCGTTGGATGTACCGGCAAGCAACAAGCTTATACAAGCATTTAATTTTACCAGGGTTACATTATCTACATTTTTTAGCCGCAGTGCTAAAAGCAAAGCTAATGAAGCTCAGGAACCGATAGACGAGACTGATGCTGAGCACCTTGAACTCCTGAATGAGCAGTTCAAAAAGTACAGAAATATAGCCAAGCGTTTACCGAAGTTGGTCGGCAAAGAACTGAAAGCATTGCAGACGTTCACCAACAAGCAGGGTAAGCAGGTGAAAGCTGGTGGTCATGGTGATGACATCATGATGGACATGGCTGCACTACTGCTGGAAACTGACAAAGATGGTAACCTGATGTTACCTGATGACGTTATCCTTGCCTCATTTATGGGCGCGATGAACTGGATGACTCACCAGAGCAAGGCTACCCTGTGGAATGACGACAAGCTGATAAACCAGCAGCTCTCACAAGCACCGAATTCTACTCTCACCAGTGAGCAGAAGCGTTTAATGAGGGAGCGCGGTAGCAAGCGTGACTTCGTTGCCAAGACAATCGGTACTGACATATTTAATTCCTTGGCATTGAAAGCTGATACTTCTCAGCCGCTCGCCAGAGAGAAGATGATCATGTCCCTCGGGCTGTTCGCCACCAAAGTAATGTCCGCCATGGAAGAAGATGGTGACAAGTGGTTGACCGAAGATAGCGTATTATTGGAGAATCTTGCCAATGTATCCAAGTCCTCAGAAAAAGTACAGGAGAAAGCAAGCCAAGTCTTCTTCATGCGGATATCCCCGGACTCAAAGAACAATCTGCAGGAAGCCCCTGGTCTGACGAAAGTGATCGACCAGTTTTCTGCAGCTATGCCGACAGCCCGTAAGCTGTTCAATCTGGAGAACTACGAGCGTAAGCCTCGATCGAAGCCCAGCAAGAAAGTAAATGATGCTCCTCGGGGTAATTTATTCAAAGCTGGAGCTACTGCTCTGGCTCGGGTACTGCATCTGCAGCAGGTACCGTGGACTATGAATGCCACTGGTGACCTGACAGCCAAGTTGTCTGATGGGTTACTGAAGTCCATCTCTGGATATACGGAAGATGTTGCCACCACTGTGCACATTACACAGCAGGGTGCTGTAGCAGCGGTCAATCGCCAGATTGATGATGGTATTAAGTACGCCAAGGAAATGCGGGAAGCTTTAGAAGACCCGGCATCCGGATTTGAAAATGGCGAACTGTTCTTTGATTACGAGATCTGGAGTAACAGCCGGGTCGGTATGACCAGCAATACCTTCGATCCTCAGAACAGCAAGTATCACCGACACATTGTATCGCCGAAGAGCCACAAGACTACGGTGAACAGCAAGCGTAGGTTAGCAAACTTTAAGCGAGGCATAGCACTCGCATTTGATTACTCGGACAAAGGAGCCGCAGATGACTTTAAAACTGGTGCACAGCTCGAAGGAACCCTTAGTTCAGTCGAAGAAGAATTCGACCGGATCATCCACGACCCCAAGGTTCGCGCTGCGATCAGTGCAATCCGCGAAGTGCAAGCCCAGGAAGGTGCCGCATCCGAAGCGCAAGAAAGGATTATCCTTTCAGCAGTCGGGGATTCCGACACCAAGTTCCACGGACTTGAAGCGCTTGTGGAATTATCATCAGCGCTCGGTACTCGGTTCGGCCTAAAGAAATCTTTCACTACTACCCTGTCAGTTGAGACTGATGGCGTAACGTCTGGGGTTACACTGGGTCTGATGCAGGCTCCGATCGTAAACAATATCCAGACCTGGCTGGCTCGGGGTGGAATATTCCTGAACGGGAATTTCACTAACCTCGGTGACGCACGGGAAGCTATCCCAACCGACTCCTACCAGCAGCTGGTTCTCGATGCAGTCAAAATGCTGGAACAGGTGAACCCTGCCGGACTCGAACAGGTTGAAGCGATTCTGGGTAAGCTGACCGAAGATGGGGCAGTGACCAGCGTAGGTCGTAACCTGATGAAGAATCCTCTAATGGTTTACTCCTACGGAGCAGGTGAGTTCGCAATTAAGCGACATATGGCGGGAGCAATCCAGACAGCTCTGTATGAGAAGCTGGCGGAAACAAACGGTGACAAGGAAGCAATGGACGAGTTGTCGCAAACCGTTTCTGCACTTATGCGACAAAACGTTGTCTTTGAAGATCACCTTACTTCCGAGTTCAGCAAGTCTGAGCAGGAAGCATTCGACAAAGCAATCTACGATTCGATCGGTGATGCGACTGTATCTTCCCTGGATCATAATTTTAAAGAGATGGCTGACCAGCGCAAAGTTCTGCTGCAGGCATTGAGTATCAGTTTCCATACCTTCGAGATGAAGTACATCGAGGCAGTCCAGAAGTACAAGGACTCCAATGGTATCACGAGTCAGTTCCTGAGCAAGGAGCAGAAGAAAGAAGTCCTGAACCGGCCTGATGTTAAACCGTTCATTCCTTATTTCAATAGCCCGTACGGAACCAAGAACCGGGAATCTGCGGTCTCAATACTCGCCGAAGAGATTGTACGGGGCATCATTAATGACGAGAATCGTGGAGCATCTTTCTTCACTCCGACGGTCAGTAATCGAATTCCATCGTACACAAGTGACACTTCTGGCTCACAAGTCGGTCAATCTGGTCAATCTTCCTCCGCTCTTGTTAAGAATAAGCGCTACCGGGTAGACGGTGTAGCAGCCCTGCCGAAGATGATTCACACTTTGGATAGTACACTCATTCTGGATACCCTGAACAAGTTTGATGGGCTGAACATTCATGATGCTGGCATGTACAGTGTCGACAGTGTGGACAATGCTACCAAGCTGTACAATCAGAAGGTATTCGAGACAGGTCGGAACTACTCGTTGATCGGTGACATAACCCAGATGGTTACAAACCAGACCAGCAAGCTGACCGAGGAAGAAAAGGTCAAGGTACTGGAAGGCACCATAGCCGAGGAAGATGCCCGGATCAAGAATGAAGAGAGCAAGCAGGATATCAATACTGATACTACTGACTTTGACGATCGGATTAAATTCCTGAACAAGATCTCTCAGGATATCCAGGCTGCCAAGGAGAATCTGTTTGAAAGCATCTCGCATGTTCACCAGGCAGCGTACCCGTCACAGTCCAGCGTATACAGCACCGGGCAGGAAAAAGAATACAGCCCGATGTGGATCGACTTCGAATACCACCCCGGTGAGTATGATGCTGTCGAGATTCCGATGCAGACCCGAGAAGAATATTCCGAAGGCGTGCTACAAAGCAGCCAAGACTCCCTATCCAATTTCGAGGCAAGTTATGAGAATGAAGCTACTGCAGAGACTTCGCAACAAATTTTTGATGTCCTATCTAAGTTTGGTCATGTACGAGAGAACGGTCAACACCAGCGTCATCTACGCGGGATCCTGGATACAATTATAAACAAGGCTCTGAAGCCTGCTCAAGAATTCATTATCCAAGTTGGTGATGATGCCAAGGCGAGAAACGTCGGGCAGATTTCGGGTAAAACGATCCAGATACAGCTCGGTAAGTACCGTCCTGATCTATCCTTGAACCAATCCGCCGAGGAGATCTACATCCACGAACTGTTGCACGGCATAACAGCGAACGAACTGGATAGCAATTTTGCTCTGCGCCAGAAACTGGCTAAGCTATTCGAGACAGCGAAGAAGCACATCACTCCAGCCGATCTGATTACCCCAGCGGTAACCCAGACTCGTACTGTCATGATGGATCACGTTGAAGCTCTGGCAGCTCAGGCACGCTACGACTACATCTTTAACAATCGGAATGCTACCGGAGGCTCAGACGGGCTGCATGAATTCCTGGCGTTTGGATTATCCAATGAGACCTTCGTCAAGAAGCTGGCAACTATCCCCTTTAAAGTTCCCAGGGAAAAAGCAACGAACGTGTTCGAAGCGCTGATCAACCTGTTCCATAAGATATTCGAAGCAGTCGCATCTAAATACCACGGCAAAGTAAATGTCGGTAGCGATGTGTACTCACAGCTGTTGGATCTGACCAAGGATTTAACTGCCATCAATGAAGGCTGGCGTTTCCCAATGTCCGGCATGTTCGGAGCCATAAATGATCGGAAGCAATCTTTCGAGAATTCTGTGTATTCCAAAGGTGACGCACTTCGTAAGAAGCTGAACACCATGATCGATGCGGATAGAAGCGCAGTGCACCGCAAAATGTTCACCTTGGTTAACACCCTGAAAGCAGTATCTCATGAGAAATTTGGTAAGACCCTTATCCAGTGGCTCCAAGACCACACTGAGGGCGACAGCTTCATGGGAGTCCTATGGAGAGAATTAGCAGGTGGCTCTGAACACTTCCGTAATTGGTTACCCCTGCTGCGGTACAGCAAGCAGCGGATCGATACTGCCCGCTTAGCAGCCAAGCAGAACATCATCCGAATTCTGGGCGAGACATTCGTCGAGGAAGCTACGGACGAAGAGAAAGAAATGCTGCATGATGCTTTGCTGAAAACTGACCTGGCAGCTCTCCTACCCCAGAACCCAACCAACCGGGATATCCGGGAGATCATGAAACTCTTCAGTGACCCGGCTGAGATCGATGCCGCAATCAATGAGATCATGAAGAAGATCGGCAATGTGAAGCAGAAGACCTACTATCAAAAGCAGGCTAATAATCTGGGTTACTTCATGGCTACCGGCAACAACTCGCTGGAGCACGCCAACCTGAATGCATACAACATAGCTCGCCTGAGCTTAACCGATCGGGTGAATAACGATCTGGCTACCACGGATACCGTTGCTCTGATTGATCAACTGGCTTCCCTGTACGCAATTAAGTACACTTCTTCAGATGCGAAGGTATTATTTACCGAGTATGTTACCCGTACGTTAGCCACTGACTCCAAGACCAATGCTATTCGATTGATCCTGAACCTGCAGGCTGACCATAAAGATTTCACCAGGGATAACCTGTTCAAGGATGAAGCTCACAGCGTCATCAAAGGTTTCACCAATGAGCTGATCGACCAGAACATAGCGGTCAAGGTCGGCAAAGTATCGGATGAAGCGATACTGGCGAAGCAGGGATTCAAGATAGCTTTCAAGATGGATAGCTTAGCTGATGGCGAGAAGATGGCTTTCTACACAGCGATGAACGGAGCAGCCACAACCTACACCCGTACCATATTCAGTACAACTGCGGAAAATGTGAAGGGTACCACTCTCACAGCAGCGTTCATGAATGATAACCCACTGGTAGGACGCTCCGAAGCGAAGCTGGCGCAGAATGCTCTGCGTAAGCAAGCAATGGAGAATATGAATAAGCAGTTCACCGGGAAGGTTCCTGACCTGAGCCAAAGATCCACCAGGCAGAGAAATCCCCTGATCCCATTGGTTAACGCCAAAGGCGAGAGTTACGAGTACCGTCAGATCCTGAATCACCAGATGAGGAAGGAGCACCTGAACGAGGACAGACGTATCGATGAAGTACTGGGTGCGATGTACGGAGCAATGAAGGACAAGCTGAATACTCGCAAGAATAATCAGATCGTTATCGAGAACCTCTACAAGGATTATCAGGACAATTACGACAACGAGCCTGATCAGTTTGTCCGGGTAGGTGTGAATGGTGACTACGGTGACGTATGGGCGGTAATCCCAGAGCAATCCAAAGAACACATCAGGAGCCTCACAGGAGTCCGTGAGATCTACATCCGGGCCGAAGTGGTAGATCTTGTCATGGGTTACAGAAAGTTCTCCCTGAGCGATACCAAGATGGCTAAGCGGGTACTCCCCCCACAAGTTCGACACATCATGGATATCAGTGGAAAGGTTTGGCAGGAGATAGTTGCCCTTGGTGCTGTGCAGATCGTCGTGAAGACGCCTCAGGTGCTCGTAGACAACGTTCTCTCTAACACGATCATTCTTATCAGGGACGGATTAAATCCCACTGACATCGTTCGTAGGCACCTTGAGGGGATCGCTGCGCTGAACCAATACGAATTGGACATCTCTGAAGAGCAGAAACTGGTACTTGAACTCCAACAGGATGCTAATAATCACCGAAAAGTAGCAAAATTGGCAAAGGTTAGGGAATCAATCAAGAGAAATCCTGTCACTGAGCTTGTTACAGAGGGTATATTCCAGAGTATAACTGAGGATATTAACGTAAATAAGTACACGAGTGCGTCAACGATAGCCAATACCCGTGTAGGTAAGGCTGTCCAGAACAACATGCCAGGGTTTATGACCCCTATATTTCAGCACGTATTCATGACTAAAGATACGTACCTGTTTAAACAGTTCCTAAAAGCAACTCAATACAGTGATTTCCTTGCTCGATACACACGGTATGCATTCCTGAAGGAGAAGGAAGGTCTTGATCAATTGGAAGGTGATGCTTACAGGCTGAAGAAAAATGAGATTCTTGCTGACCTGATTGAAGATTACGTGAACTACGATGTGCCACAGCACAAGATGCTGCAGTACGCTAACGATATGGGGATGGTTCGTTTTACGAAGTATTTCTTGAGAACTCAACGAGTGATCGTTAAGAAGTGGAAGCAGCAGCCAATCAATAACATGGCGTCAGTATGGTTACAGCAGGTGGTAGGTGATCAGCCAGATATCAATGACAGCTTCATGCCCTTTATGAGTCCAATGGATAAGGTATCTATCTTCGATGTTATATCTGATGCGACAGATCCGAAAGGCTTGGAACTGGCAGGTGGGTTGTTCGGACTATAGTCCCCGGTTCTCTATCCCTGTCCATGGGTGAGCATCAGGTTTATTCGGCAACTCTCGTGGTTCCCAAGATAGGATTGTTCCAGCTCCAGTGCCTGAATAAAAATCAAACAGAACGATACCCGGTTCATCTTCGCTATGGCATCCTATGACTGTTACGATTTCATCCATGTAGAGAATTTCTGCAGTAATGGGTTGTCCAGGTGTAGGGAGTTCCATGCGTGTATCCTCTAAGGGTTGGGGTGAGGCGGGGAATCGAACCCCTCCCCACGAGTCACAGTCGTAGGTCTTCCCTGAAGTACCTCACAGCCGAAATTGGTAGCGGGAATGGGAACTGCCCCCACCTGCCACAGGTTATGAGCCTGGGCTTCTCTATTGAACCCCGCACTAAATTGGCTCCAGAGGCTGGGATCGAACCAACGACAAGCGACTTAACAGGCCGCTGCTCTACCGCTGAGCTACACTGGAATTGGTTGTCAGAGCTGGACTCGAACCAGCGACCCAGCGCTTATCGAGCGCTTGCTCTACCAAACTGAGCTATCCGACAAAAGCGTCAACGAGATCTGCGGTGCGGGCTTCACCCGTTGACTATGCACCGCACGTAGGTATGAAGTACTGTAACCAGTATCCCATGTTAAAGCAAAAGAATCCATACAGATTGATAATTATTATTATTCTCATTTTCGCATGAACTCCCTGATAAACGTTTTGTAGTGCGTCCACCCGTGCCAACGGTAACCGTATTCTCGGATCCGTGGGCCTGTTAGAAACAGTGTCCAGGCAGTGTCAGTTGTGAGGATTAAGCGATGCATCATTCTGGGGTTCCGAAAGTAAGGTATACCCCTGTGGAGTACTCGACTGACTTCGATACCTTCAGCATTCTCATACAATTCGGTAAGTCCGCCTTTCAACTTAAAGCTCACATTCCACCAAGGGTGGTCATGCAACGCTCCAGCAAAATCACTGCCCCGGAATCGGTGCAGATAGATGTTGAAATATTTATTCCGAGGAATGATATACCAGCGGTCTAAGTAGTTACGACCGATTGTACGCATGTACGGAGTGGATCTGTCTTTTCCGTTATCTTTCATCATTGCCTCGTATGAACTATCGTACATTATTTATGAACTTTCATTAATAATGGACAGAGATAAAAAATGAACGCCCTACGCTTCGGCGATACTGCACGGTCAGGAAACCAACGGTGGGCAGGGCGTTCAACTACTACATAATCCTTGGGTAGGATTATTCTTCGACAGTTTCCCCTTCTGGAACGGAGGATACTGTTTCTTCTTCACTCACTGGATCACACGCTTCCTCTGCAGGAGGCGGGTTTAACCCAAGCTGATCTCTCAGCGATTCGTTCTCAGCTTCGAGAGCGATATTACGTTGCTTCAAGCGAACGTTTGCTTCTTCTAACGAGGGCATATTATGTCCTATGTTGTGGGTGAATCAATTCTTTCACAGTAAGCTTCAACTGATTGCTTACCGTATTCGGGTCTTCCTTTCACAGCCCAGGCTCGCATAAGCTGCCTGACTTGCTTTCGGAATTCCCAAGGTGATCTATTACAATGCTGACACTCGTAAACGAAGTCATGGGAGTTCTTCATTATCCCAGGATATGTCCAAACAGGAATATAGCAAAACATTGCCACGGGTAGTTACCCAGGATGAATTCGAGACCTTCCATTAGAACAGGGCGAATCCGATTAATATTCCGACAGGGTAAGCCAGAGCTGCGGCAAGATACCACAGAATTGTGTCAGTAGTCATTAGCGCATTCCTCGCAGGTACCATCACCTGAGTCTTCGTGAATTTCACACCACCAACCGCAGTCTTCGCAGTTGAAGATCCATTGATCGAACTCATTCGCAAACTCGGAATCGGATTCTAAAAAGTCCCGATCGTCATCGCTGAGGCATTGGCATGTACCTTGGTACATTTCGACCATGGTGTCGATGCGTGCGTTATCAAACTGGTTCATGCGATTGCTACTTCTTCGATCCAGACGATTTCCTTACGTCCACTGACACTGTTCTCACGACGGAGACCTGAGTCACGGATTAAACCTTTGCGTACCATGGGTCGCCATCTTGGGCTGGTAGCATTTGCTAAGCGTCCGAGCATAGTTGCTGCTTCGGTATTGGTGATGCCTTGACTACCAGCATTCTGAACCAGGGTTAAGCATTCCTGCTCACCTTTGTTAGCGCGAACGGCATTCGCTGCGTCAACTGAGGTATCGGGATCGTTAATTCGGTATTGACCATTACTCATGAGTCTATTTCTCCGTATTTGCGGGGGTTGTTAAAATTGGGAACTACGCCAGTGCGTTGTTCAGTAATCTTGATATCTTTGAGTCCCAGGGTGCGTAGATACACAGCCATTTGTTGTTTGGCATCATCATGGTTCTTCGCCGGGAAGCGCTTCATGATTGTGGCTTCGACCTTGGCTTGTACATCAAATTTCTTATCCATCGTTACCTGCCAGGGATTTAGTTAGATCGGACATGCGTTCACCCTTCTCTAAAGAGATACAGTAGCCTTGTTCGGTCATTGCCCAGAATAGGCCAGTACAGGTTTCACACATATGGAAATCTGCCATTGCAATTTCGTCACCGTGGATCCTTTCCTCGATGTCTGTTTCAGTTCGTCTGGTTTTCCCGAAGGTGCCGCAATCATCACCAATTTTAATGACTTCTTTGCAGCTGAAGCAACGCTTGTTTCGTGAAGTGTTGAGGGGAGCGAAGTCGATGGGTGCTGTGTAGTACCAGCCATAGTCTCCGAAACCACAATCACAGGATACGCTCATTAGTCATCTCTCACGGATAGAACATTCAGGTTGTAGGAAGCACAGATAGACCAATCAAAGATTTCGGACAGGGATAGTTGCTCAGCCTGGTCGGTAGCATCTTCATCGGTCTCGGCGTTGATCGGTACTTCAGTATCGAATTCGATACTAACGGTCACCCACTTCTTCATAAGTGTAGCTCCTCTATTGTCCAGATGTAACCAGGTGGAAAGCCTTGAGTGCGTTGACGCGCTGAAGAGTAATTCGTTGCACGGAATACCATCTCTTGACGGTTACCGTTAAAGATTTTTATCTTCCACCAGCGCATAACAGTTCCTCATATGGCATATTGTGTTCGTTGATGACATTCCAAAGAGCCATGTCTTCCCAATATTTCTCTTGGATCTCATCCTCTCGGTAGGTCGAGATGGGAAAGAAATCCCACTTTGAAGAAGCATTTATGTTTCTTTTGGATTGCTTGAAGGGGGAAAAGTCCACTTTTTCAAATAAAGCAACATATGTGGGCATAAAGAATGTGCCGTACCACCATTGATCTATCTGTGGCTTCCAGAGATCGACATCTTTTGAGTCTTCATCACTGAGTACACGGTCAATATACGCTTCCCAGGATATTGTGGGCCTATCTCCTGCAGCGTATATGACATTGTTTAGCATGTAGTAGGCACTGTGTAGCCTCCTAATGGGATCTCTCAACCAAACTACACGATTGGGTATGCTGAGTGCTTCGTCCGCTGTAATCGATCTACGGAAGGTCGAGGACAGTAGTTTGGACGCATTCCGGCGAATCTGCATGATGCAGGTATCCGGAGCAACCATTGTCCACTTGTTCACTTAGCGCGATCTCCGTAGTACTTGTTGATGATTTCGTCCATGTCTACTTTGGGGTTATTTAGATCACCCCACATGAGCATTTCGCTGTTCCATACTTCATCAGCGATATCTGATTGCTTGGATTCGACAATCATACGTTCCAGAACAGCCAGGGCATTCCAGGCAAGGTGAGCTTGATGGAGCAGATCGGTATCCTGATCTGACATTTCTCCCATCTTGTCCTTCATCCAGTGGCGGAGTAAGGCGTCATCGTAGCGCTCAAGTCCGTTGGGGACATCTTGCCAGCCGTTGTCGCTGTATTTGTTGGCACCATAGGTACCGATTTCGCAGACAGCCCAGAGTGCATGTGCAAATGCGCCCAGTACTAATGAGGGACGGATCTTGCCAGAGTCCAGTTTGGCTCCTGCTTCATGTGCTCCTCGGCCTGTGGGATCTGTTTCCATACCGGGTGGGATATGGTATTCCACTGCGTCGTCGATAGGGCCAAAAGTGGTGGTGTTGAATTCGTCATCAGGTGTGACTTCGTGCTTGATCATGCTATACCTCGTTGCAGTATTTTTCCCAATCGATGACATTATTCTCAGCGAGGTGGGTAAGTAAAGTGGTCATTGCGTATTGCAATTGAGTGATGCTGGCCCGTAATTGTTCCAGTTCACCTTGGTGGTAATCCATGTAAGGTTCTACGATATTCCAGTCACGGATAGCTCTTTGGATTTCATTGCGATCTGGGTTTTTAATTTCGTCAGTCATACTGGGATTCCTACGTCTCTGCGCCAAGCGCAATAGTCAGTTGATCCATCCATGATCTCAGACCATGGGTTAGGGAGGTCAATCTCAAAGCAGTAGCGTGCAGCACTGGAAGGGATTAAGTTGATTTGATGGATATCCGTGGTTCTGCTTACGGAGCCATCATCGTTGAATACTTCTCTGGCAACAAATACACCAGTGCCATGTGGCAAGTAGTAGCGTCTACCAAGCTCAAGCGGCGACATCGTAGATTCGAACCAGGGTTGTACCCATGCGTTGAAAGGTCGCTTTGCCAGCAATGATTACAGGCTTGGGACGGTGTTGAAACAGGGAGTACATGTTACCGCGATGGGTAAAGCGCTTACCCTTGGAGATACATACTCCTTTGAAGAAGTTGATTACGCCAGTGTGACGGTTCCTTGAAGAACGCTTGTTCTTTTTGGTACGACGTAACTCAATCGGCTTGTCGATCCTTTCTTGTTTCTGTTGGCGCATCATGTCCCTCCAGGGGTGGAGCACGGTGATATGAAATGATTAAATAAAGGCAGAAGAACAAGAACACTACTGCAAGAACAGGAAAGATAAACAGACTGAATAACACGCTAAATGTGATTACTGCTGTGATCGCCGCTGCTCCGAGCAATGTCCATGCTCTCTGCTTCCAGCTGAGGTGTTGCACTACTCGTGATCGGCGAAGTTCAGCGGGCCTCGGTCAGGTTCGGACTTCTTTGCAACTTTGGGTAGCATTTCGATGTTGGCTGTAACTTCACCAGACTTACGAGCCTTGGTAAAATCAACAGTGCAATCGAAACTCTCTACGTCGAATCCTTGGGATCCAATGTAGGATACTACTGCAGCGCGTACGTCTGCGTCTTGAAGAGATATTTTCACGGATGGTACCTGTTGTTAGTGGGTTATTGCGTAATGCGCTATCATTAGTGCATCTGACTTACCATCTTGCAATCCGCCGAACTTACCGTGGATTACAACGTCAGGGTAAAGAGCCTTGCAGCGTTCAGCTACAAGTTGTTTCAGGATTTTCTGTCGGTCTTTTTTTATATCTTTTGGAAGGACAGCTCCAATATGTGCTTGCCAGACTTTCGGCGTGACATAGTTGAGAGTTGCCCCGGTACAATTGATAATGGTTTCCGACACACCAAGGTTCCGTCCAAATTGGAAGTTCGATTTTGCAGACATACCGTACAGGCTGTGCACATCCTCGATATAGATCTTTGGATCCCGTTCGATCACTAAAGGACGAAGGGTATGGTACAGATCATATGCTTGGGTTTTGTTGGCGAAGAATGTTGCTTCACCAGTATCCGGGGACAGGACACAAATGTATCCTGTTGCCCCCGGATCTATACCGACAGTGCGGAGCATTAGCTGAACAGGCTACTTGTAGCTTGCCCTGCGTCAGCAGCGCTTGCAACTCCTGGATCACCAGCAACAGATACTGTACGATCTTTGACAGTGCCAGTGTTCTTGGCAGCCCACTTTTCAGCAAACTCACCTTTTGACAGGCCAGCTTTCTTTTCAACAGTGGTGCATCCGGTACCGTGTTCGAAGAACTTGTCGATAACCAGTTGGTCACGGGTTTCAGCGGTGGGAACGTAAACACCTTCGGCATTCTTGACGTTCTTGTTGACAGTTTCCTTGATGACACCGACAGCGATTTTCTTGCCGATCAGTGAAGTCAGAACCTGCTTGCTCTGAAGAGTTTCTTTCTTCAGGTCGAAGTCATAAACGGGGATTTCACGAGCTTCAGGGACGATGCTTGCCAGTTCTTCACCAGCAGCGAGTTGAGTCAGCGATGCTGCGACAAGGTAACCAGGAAGGTATTGCTTGTTGCCGTTGCGGTCGATGTAGAAGTTTTTCTTGCCCTTCTTCACGCCACTGGTCATCCATAAGGTGTTACGGATGTTGCGACCATCGCTTGTTGCCAGGGACAGGATCAGTCCCAGAGCGCCACCTTGTGACTCTTCGACATAAGCCATTTCAATGGCAGTATCGTAAAGACCGGAGTCAGGCATTCCACCACCAAGGCGATCTGTTTCATCAGCGATTTCGCTGTCTTTCTGTAAATTTTCAAACATGAGTTTTTGTCTCGTTGTTGTGATTGATGTTTCGCCCTCTCGCAAGGGCTATGCGTAGTACTCTTCCAAGCGTTTCGTAACAAACAGGATGTCGTTATCGATGTACTTTTCGTTGTCAGCCCAGAGACCCATGGAAGATCTCATTTTGTCATTGACGGTATCCTTGTCGATAAACGTTTGGAAGACATATTTGAAGCCGAGTTCCTTTTCTCGGTCGGTGATATTGAGAAGGTCATTCTCCATCGTCAGCTTGGTCAGAGGTATTTTCTTGCTTCCGATGATGGTTGTGAAGTCAGCTTCGACTCCAGTGGCACCAACAGATCCTTTGACCGGAACTTTGATTTCGGTGACCATCTCACTTTCGTTGTACACATCCTTGGTATGAGCAAAGATGATGTAATTCTTCGTGCCAGCTTTGATGGCGTGCATGAACTGCTTGTAGAACTGGGCATAGTTACCCCAAGCTTTCATGGTATTGGTTGCTTTCTGCACGTACTGAGTTTCGTACTGATCCATGAGGAAAGTCATGGTATCCAGGACGACAGTTTCCATTGCGTCGTTGGCTTCGATTTCAGCGATAGCTTGATGGATGATCATCGGATCGGTGATCTTCAGTTCAGTGAACTTTGCACGGAAGGGGAGATCCTTCAGGTCAGTGTTCAAATAAACCAGACTGTCGTCATTAGCTGCTTTCAGCAATGAAGTTGATTTGCCAGAGGCAGGTTTGCCCGTGCATAATACAATGCGATTATTCATAGAGTATAGGTTCCAGGGTTAAGGAGTACGTTGGAGCAGCGTAGCTGCGTAAACGTGCGACGTTAAGGAGACTTCTGAGCCTCTTTCTTCGCAATGGTGATCATGATAGTAGAACTAATCTCTTGATCAGAGAGAGGAGTTTCCAACTTCTCGTTAAAGCCATCGATCATTGCACGGATTGCTTGCAGTGGGTAACCGTTGTCTACGAGTACAAGACCATACTTCAGCAGCATGTTCGAGCGATTGCCTTCTTCAGTCTCACGAATGAACCACTTTTCCAGAGTGGACAGGGAATCATAATTTGCGAACACAGCACTTTGCTCTTCTGCTTTCTTGGTCTTGGGAATGAAGAGAGTTGCGTCGACCAGCTCACCATTATTGTAGTGGATTTCACCAGCGTGACTTTCCCACTTACGGGCAATGTCTTTGGCAGATTCATCTACTTCAAATGGCAGCCATTGAAATACGTTGGTCATGTAGCGTGAGTGATCACGAGCATCCAGTTTGATGTGGTGACTCAACGGCAGGATAATACGAAAGCGATTCTTCATAGCAGTATGGCGCTTTGTAGTAGCCATCAGGTACGTATAATCTTCCAACAGGGACTGAGCTGTGTCCAGTTGGGTACCATCGTCAACGTCAAGGATCAGCAGATTGAATCCACGGATCACTTTGTCCGAGTGACGGTACTGGTCAATGAAGTGGTGGCTTGTGTAATGATAGCCAGATTGGAGTACAACCTTATCCAGTGAAGCAAAGGGTACACTCTCCGGAATGAATCCAGTAGTGATGTCTTGGCTATATGACAGGGTCATCTGATTGGTATCGGTCTCCTGTAGGGATTCTCCTTTCAGGAATTCGATGTTGTCCAAGTAGCTACGTTGGATGATGATGTTGTTCTTGTAGCCATAGGCGACAGCCAGCGACATGAGTTCACGCTTGTGATTCTCACTACCACGATAGAACGGAAGCTCTTCAACGAGATCGACCTGCGTGACCTCACGACCTACATCAGCAATGTAGTTAGCTAACCGGGCGTAATTCCGTTCACGGGTCATCAGCTTCGTGAAGCTATCTCCGGAATTCTCCGCAAGGAGAATAGCAGATTCCAGGTGCTCACGTTCGATGGTGTTTGCTCCGTCAACAAAGGCATACGCCCCAGCCAGTTTAAGTGCTTTGTAATACCGATGAGCTGCTTCCGCCTTTTGCACTTCTTGGTGATCACGAAAGTTGTGAGCTTTGGCGTCACCGTAAATTTTATATTCCAGGAGCAGCAGGGCTACGTCCTGACTCATGGTCAACGTCTTATTGAAGTTGGATGTGAGGCTGAGGTTCATCAGCTTGTTGCCCAGGTCTTCCATTGACTTACCGAGATCGGAAGCTGTGAGCATGTCGTACAGAGCCTGTGGATCTTCTACAGCAATGTGCTTGCTGTCACGACTGTAACCAAAGAATAGGCGACGAGCGTAACCAGTTTCCAGCATGGTAACGAATTCCTGCTCTGTCTTGTCACCATCCAGCAATTTTGCGGGAGTTCCGAACAGCATCATGTTACAGGGGGTCTTACCCTCGATCTGCTTGTTACGGGTGTTTTCCTTGGTATTTTTGATCAATTTAGCCTTGATCTTGCCGACATCGTACAGCTCCAGGAAAGTGTTCAATGCTTCGTTGTTCCCGAGTAGATTGGATCCAACCTCATCCATTTCAAATGCCATTGATCCAGCACCTGCCATGAGCAGCTTGTGGCGCAATTGCTTGATAGCTGGGCCAGTGCCTGAGTCAAATGAGAATACCATCTCTCCTGCTTCAGCGAACTCCTTGTCTACCTTTGCTTCTTCCTCATCAGCGTCAGTGTCGTGCTCATCACAGCGCTCCAGAGTGATCTTGGCGAGCTGGATAGTGGACAGGGACGGGAAGGTATTGTTCAGGAAGTTGTCCTGGAATTTCTGAGTGATGTGCTCTTCCATGACGTTCGTGGAATAGCCTTTACCGGAACCGGAAGGCATCAGATTCAGTGCATACATGTTCACCGGGATTACTCCACGGTCATGCGTCTTGATATTCGTACGCATCATGGAAGCAAGCTTCGAGAAATAATAGGCAGTCAAAATCCGGAAGAAATGAAGATTGGTGCTTTGGGTCTTTTTTGACATAACGTCAACGAGTTCTTCACTGGTTGAGTTGTGCTTATAGTTCGAAAAATCCATTAGGAGTCCTGTGGTTTGGGGTTAATATCTCGCCGTCTAACGATCAGTCTAAGTTGGCTACGCCTTGCTCGATGAACATCGCTGCCTGGTCGCAGATACCTACGACTGAGCAATACTTGCAGCGTTTTACTTGTCCTTCTACAGTGTCGATACGTCCAACACCACCTTGATCCATCATGTAAGATTCTGCAGCCAATTTGTCACTGAAATTTTTGGTTGCACGCGATACGTTCTGTGGGTTCTTGAAGTACTTGTACACATCATCAGTCTGCCACAATTCCTCTTTTGTGCATTTCGGGAGTTGGAGTTGTTCCAGTGGTAGGTTTCGGGATACTTCTTTCAGCCGGTTACGAATCCACTCTTCAGTTTCATCGTACGAGAACAGCGGGTAGGTAGCTGTCAGATATTTAGCTGCTGGGTAGTCGGGTGACTGCTTAGCTTTCACAGCAGACCAATCCGTAAAGATGTACTGAATCTCGATGGTTTCCTTGGTGATGATTTTCGGGTTAAGCCAGCGATAAATGCTACCTTGTCGGCGATAGTCATCGATGTTGGAACCGTACACGTATCCCCATACGGAAGTACTCTTGTAGTCAGACAGTTGACCACCGTATACGATATCGTATTTTCCTGAGACAATGAAATCTTCGATCGCTTTTTCAGATCGGTTTTCCAGATAGACAGGAATCATTCCAGGCGGAAGATCACCGAGGTTATCCGGGTTGACTACAATACGATCTTCAATGCCGAGCATTCCTTTCGCTTCAAGAGCGTTGTGGATTGCTTTTGGGTCACGCCATGCTTCCTCAGCTCCGTCATGGATAGAGCTACCCATCCGTGAGGATATCAGCTGAGAGATGTCGATGACCTTATCAAGGTCTTTGTTCTGCCGAGCCAGTACGATCTCTCGTATGGGTTTCATCAAGCTGGTAGCGCTGATGGTATGAGGATGTGAGTTGTAGTCATACTTGTCATGGCAGAGATACACTGCGAGGGGTAGTGAGATATTGAATTTATCTTGATATACAAACATTAGATTTCACCTAATAAAGTTTCGATGTCTTCAACGGAAGCATCGTTGGGAATGGTATGCATCTTGTCCCATGATTTGCCAATGTCCAGTTCAGCACCAAGAGGCACTTCTGTGGATTGGATCTTTGGATCTTCTTGCCAGCTCATCTCAGGAATGAGGTTCTGATTTAGCCAATGAATAGTCTCTGCATCTTTCCGGGCGAGGAAGTATGCCGCATCATGAATCGTATTGCACATGATAATATCATTTGCGAATTGCGAATTGCGAATAAGCTTCTCTGTTGCAATCAGAGATCGATTGATCAGTAATCCCCAGGACTGAGTTACGGCATTGTTCGCAGACCTTCCTTCGGAAACGCAGTCATATGGGCGATAGCATGATTGATTGGGGAGGGACGACAATGCGGGGGTTCGGAGCCGAAGACCAAAAGCGCATTCGACATATCCATTATCGATAGCAAAGTTGATATTGTCTTGTGAGAATTCCGCAATTCCTGCGTAGAGGGTATTGTAGGAATCTTCGATTGCATTGGCATCTTCTTCTGAGAGACCAATGTTTTTAACAAGCGTATAAGCTGTGCCTCCATACTGTAGAGCAAACGATGGAGTTTTCGCATCTTGTCTCCATTTCGGATGGAGCTTGGCAATAGAGTTAATTGAATCCGGATCGTCGCTATCATATGCTCGCAATTCAATATGAATTGACGGGGAGTAGAATGCATGTGCTCGGAGTGAATGACCATCAAACCCACGAGAGAACTCTTTAATTTTGTTCGGGTCATTGGAAAGGATGGCTCCCACGCGGTCTTCAAGTGCATTTTCATCTGCTCCACAGAATACCCAGCCTTCAGGTGCTACGATAATAGACTTTACAGCCTTACCGTATTTACTGTTTGCTGGTAGGTTTTGTAAATTAGGGTCAGAGCTGGCTAATCTGCCAGACTGAGGGCCGAACTTTAAGTTACCACACAGGTAGAAAGTCCCGTCGTGCTCGAAAGAGTTTTCTCTGAACGAGGTAATGAAGGTATCCAGTATGATTGATACTTCACTGATACCGATAAGGGCTTTCAGCACCTTAGCGATTTCAATAGCTTCAGCTCTATCCATCGATGTCCTCATCTGTGAAATCAAATTGGGTCTTCAATCTCGTGAGGAGTTTGGTGAGAGTTTTCTTTCCAACAGCGGGAGCACCTGTGTCTGTAGTATCAATAGGCTCAAGCCCAAGCATCTCGTACAGAAAATACTGCTTCTGGGGATCGGAGCCAGGGTTAAAGCGAACATGGCTAAAGTCACGTAGGGATTTGAATTTCTTTTTGAGCTTGTTGTTCTTTTTTCGCTGCTCAATAAGACGGAGGTCAAAGTTGAGCATAGCATAGAGGGGAGAGCGCTGGATAATTTCGAGATAATTTTTTAATGCCTCTTCTAATTGGGCTTGAACCGTATCCACCTGTTTTGGGTCGACAGGAAGACCTACTAACATCATTTTGAGTAGTATGCCTATGGATGGTTGGAAGAGGTTATTATACAGGACTTGCTGTTTATCTGCGACCATTATCGGCTTAAATTTCTCTAATACGTACAACGTACAGCAGCAGTCAGTCAGGTTATATTCCAGTAATTCTGATGTAGGAATTTTGGTGATATCTTTGATATCTTCTTGGGCATAATTGCCAGCGAACTCGTATGCATTGGATTTCAAATCCAGCTTAACCATGCTGGTTGAATTCTTGGAAAGGAACGCCATGATTTGTGTACATTCGACATTTGCAAATGCATCGAGTCCTTTGTGCATGAGATCCATGTCATACACTCCTCGCATGAAAACTTCATATATTAGTATCTTGCAATCGAAAAGTGCATTATGGAAGTAGAGAATCCCACCATCAGCGCAGTAGTTCTCGAAAAACCATTGCAACATATCGTAGATGGCGAGCATTTCATTTCGTGAGCGGGAGTGGGTGACATCGATGGCTATGCCGTTGTGTTTGTCCCAGGCAAACGCTATGGTACCTATCCCGGCTTCGTTGAAGCGTAATCCATAGGTCTCAATATCACAGGCGAGGTGAGGGTGTTCCCAGAGATAGGTCAAGGCTACGTGGATATCTCGAAGAGTTTGTGGTACGGACATACTTTCGATTACTGGTTTGTTGAAGAGGGAATCTTCGAACAGGTAATGACGAGCGAATGAGCTGAGGGATTGGGAAAGCTGCTCTGACATGTCAGCATTGTGTTTGATAGCCATGTAGTTAATGGACATGTACACTTTGAATTGTTCATAGCCAGGGAAGACGCCCTGCTTGACTTCTCCGTGCATATTTGTAGTTTTCGTGACCTTCACAATGTACTTATAGTATGAACCGTCAGCGACAATGAGATGCTCTACCCCGGACTTTTCGAGGGTATCGAGGCAGTCAGTGAGGTTCTGTTTGGCGACAGCTGCTGGGATACGCTTGGTATATCCGGGTAGAGCGAAGAGGATGATTTCTTCCTTGGGGATTCCTTTCTGGATGAGTGGCTCCACATAGAATTTGTGTAGCTGTGCACCGTCGAAGTGATCCTCTTTGATGAGGATAGCGATCTTGAAGGTTTGAGCCGTAGAGCTGTAGATTAGATGTTGCATTAAGCATCCGGTTTGATGGTGTGGTTCATACGACCCATAGCATATTTCGCAGCAGGTAAAAGTGTCAGTTCCATTTCCTTGTCTGTTGGCTTGACGCGCACATCATCTCCGTAACCTTCCAGTTCTTCTAATCCAGAAGTGGCAAGGATTTTGAAAAGTTTCATACCTTCTTTGTACGGAAGAATGTACGTAGTGTATCCGATTTTTACACATACTCGTGGTGTAAGGGCAGCTTGGTTAGCCTTTCGATTAGCCTCTACCAGATCTCTGCCGGTAGTGCACGGTTGATCCAATTGTGCCAGTGAATTGAGGTTCGCCATGATTGATCCATAAAATGTTGTAAGGTTTTTTAGTTGTGATGTCGTCTGCATCCTCGATCTCTAAATCGGTGAAATAGATCAAGAGATCAGGTTTATGTTTATCGCAGTACGCCTCAACAGGCTTGTACGATGTGCCTCCTCCACCAGCCAATTCTAAATCCAAAATCTTACGATTTGGTTTCACAATATGGATGTTGTGAATGTCGGTATCACAATCTAATACGGTTAATTTTTTAGGGTGGTACTTCCGGCGAAGACTTTCTATCTCCGTAAGCATTTCCTTTTGCTGATCGTCTTCGACAGAACAGCTGAGGTCGATTGCTACAACGACATCTCCGAGAGTCCTGGAACGCATAGAGGGTAGGTAGTAATCGGGAACGAATCGCTTGTTGGGTTTCCTCCAAGTAAATCCACCCTGTACTGATGCGTTGAGGTAACGATCGACAATGCGTTGCCATGGTAGTATTGGATTCAGCAATTGATCCAAGACACGTAGGACTTCTCCTGGGACTTCACCTGGGAGATTGCCCCCGGACATCTTCTGAATTACAGTGGCTCGGTGAACGATCGTCTTCACTGCATCGATATCTTCCTGGGTTGGCTTGTCGCCGGGTTCCCCGTCACCGTCACCGAAGATGATATCAGCGAGAGCGTCGAAGTCATCATCAGGTTCGCCTTCGTTAATGAGAATGTCATATACCTGCTCGGTAGACATCCCCCCAAACCGAACGTCATACAGTCCGATGTGAGGCATTGTGAAGCCCGCTGCGACGAGCATGAAGTTAATCACATAGTCACATGCTTTGTTCCAGATAACAGGGTTACGGTCACCACAGCGTATGTTGTGCATGAATGCAACGTGACCTATCTCATGTGCGATCAGAAAGACTCGCATTGCATGAGTCAGAGCCATGAAAAATGAGGTGTTGTATTCGAAGCTGCGGTAGTTTGTCCTTGCTGTCGGAATGTTATCGTTCCACTTGAACGGGAGTTGTAATCCAATGTGAGCGAAAAAGGGCATCTTGCCCATGATTTCGATCTTGGCAACTCGCATTGCCTGGTCGGTATGATGTGACATTAGACAAACAATTCAATTGCGTGCTTGGCTTTCCAGGTTTGGATGTGGGGATTGCTGAACATGCCCGGATCTTTGTGGACGATATCTTTGATGGTGAATACTTGGAACTCTTCTTGCATCCGTTCCATGTAGGTAACCAGATCCTCTATGTTACTACTATCACCTTTGTTGGCGATGAGTGATCCGATAGCACACTGTACGTCCAGCTTGTCGCTGATCGGAGCGTTCTTCGGATCCTTGATGATCTCATCAATAGTGATCAGGTCTTTGTAGACAGCGCAGTAGGTGATGAATTCGTGGGTAACAGCATGTCCAATTGTACCATTCATTACCAGACGTTGGACGTTGGTAAATTCAGCGACGTTACCCCAGCGCTTCAGGAATTTGCTGTGGAAGTAGTACGTACGAGGACACGCGTAAGTGAAGTCATCATGATCGGGATCAAAGCTGTGAAGCAGGTCAGGACGAAAGTTCAGGAAGCCTTTGATACGGTAATCGATATCATTGGCACCAGCCCATTTCTGGAATGCTTCGGTATCCACACGGACTTCGAAATGAATGAGGCGTGATTGCATTGCGGTAGACAGCCCGTTGACAATTGCATTGTCTCCAGCCAGGTTACCGGAACATGCCATCACAGCACGAGGATGAATTTTGGTTTGGTTGATCATTTTGTCCAGCAAGACTTTGTAGCAGGCGACTTGCATTTCATCACGACAGGAAGTGATCTCGTCGAAATGAATGTACCAGCCATCGTAGCCATCAGGGATAGCTTCGCCTTCCAGTGGGAACAGTTCAGTAGGCAGGAAGCCCATCTTTCCGTTGGCATGATCAGGCCAGGGGAATCCACTGAGATCAGTGACATCATGTGTCGGCAGGCGGATATCAACAAACAGCAGTTTGAAGTGTTCAGCGATAGCCCGGTGCATTTCGGTCTTACCGATACCTGGGCTACCTACTGTGAGTGGTACGCAACCGACAGAGATGCTATCGATTACTCCTGCGCGTGCTTCGTCAATTGAAGCGGACATGATGTCAGTCATTAGAAATGTTCCTCAGAATTAGTGCCATAAATAAAATCAAGGACACCCATGAGGAATTCATGTGGCTCTTCCTCAGTGGCACCTTTGTCAGCATGGATACGCATTAAGCCATCCATCTCCCTCTCGACTTCGCGTCGATCAGAGTGGGTGTTGACTGAGAGTGTCAAACCAGCGTTCAACTCTTTGGTAGCGTAGCTGCAGTCGTAGGAATCAATAAACAGACGCCAATCTTCAGCTGTGAACTTGGCTTTGATTTTGAATGTTCGAATAATATCGAGATTGTACATTAGTGAACTCCTCCTTCGTGTTCATTTAAAAACTTGTGTTGCATTTCGTCAGTAACATCTTTGATACGATCTTCGTTGACGATTAGCTCAGGGATTTCGGGTGGGTTCAGTTTGTCAGCCACAGCTCGTAGCACAGTGGATACGTGCAGGATTACTTCCTGTTGGCTTAGCTCTGCCCCCTGTTGGTCGACATGCAATTTGCGTGTCTTGGTGTCCAGGGTTACTATCATGATTCAGGGGTTTCCTCCCAGCCTTTCTTCCGTGCTACACGGTTGTAGGTGGTACGTTTAAAAGGATGGTTCATACCGGGACGGTGAACCGAGTCAGCTGATGTGGAGATGATCCTTTCATCAGACCAGCCTCTTGCGATACGCGATCGTATACAGGAAACGGATAGTTTGTGGGGTGACTCTGCCATGCAATGTTCGAGTCGTTCTTGTTTGGTGCGAGTGTCTGTCATGCGAGTGCTCTTGTAAGTTGGGCTTCTGCATCATGTAATTCATCCGTGTAAGCATCCACTTCACATTTCAGTTCATGGATTAGTTCGTCCTTTTCTACAATTTGCAGTAACAATTTCCTCATGATACTGGAAGCCAAAGGATCAGAATGAATACTTTGGTTGTATGCACGAGCGCGTTTTTGTACTGAGATTGGGTCTTCTTGATTACGTGCCATTAGTACTCTCCGAATTCAACTTGAAATACTGTTACATCATTACGACGAAACATTTCTGTTACGCCTTTACGGTCTTCAAATACGCCAATCAATCGAGTACGATCCATGGGTAACATGTTATCGAGCATCTCTTGCTTGACGACGTAATCTTTGCGGTGATCACCAGTCCTACGCATGACTAATTGGCAGTCTTCGACGACATCTGGGTCAACGAAGTGATTAAGCCACTCGACGGTTTTCGTACGGGTATCTTCTTGGCGACCTGTGAAGAACCAGATATCGTTGGTCTGTGCCAGGTCAAGGAGCAGTGATATGACATTGCTTTTGGGGAGGTCGAGATGACAATCGAGATAGAACCTCTCCCAGTTGGGTTTGAACTCCATATCTTGCCAATGGTCGTTGCCACTGGGCGGGACGATCCAGTGCAGTCGATGACTTGCGTCTGCCAGAGTGCCGTCAATGTCAAAAATATACAGCCCACGCGAAGCAGTATATTGCCAGCGGTTGTCCAAGATTGAGTTTTCAAGATCACTCATCCTAATCTACCTGGGATGAAGTCACGCAATGTAACTCTCTTTTCATAGTAGCGACAGTTGTTATCACGATTGTCTTCTTCCATGACTGCGTAAATATTTTTCTTTTGCATGGGAGTATCAACTTGTCCTACCACATAGTCACAGGAAGAACCCCAATCAGAGGAGTACAACCAGCGACAGTTTTCGCAGTAAACTTTATCCATTAGAATTCGTACCTCAGGTAAATGCCGATGTGATCGACAGAGCTTTCTTCACCACTACGAAATGGTTGAGCTTCGAACCATTGGCTCAGGTGGATGTAGTGAACGCCAACATATTTCCATTCGTAACCACCACGCATGTAGGCACCGAGAAATTCAGCACCTTCGTCATTCCAGCATTCATCAGTGCAACCATAGGCATTGAAGTTGTATCCGGTACCACCTTCGATGAAGAGAGTGCCGTCCGGAATTTCGATAGCTTCTGCGTTTTTCCAGTAGCCAACTAATAAGGCAATGATGCACATGCCTATTGCGAGTTTGAAATATGGAGTCATGATTTTTCCTCTTTAGGGGATGGGTTATACAATTGCTTTAGGATCACATAGCCGTATTCTTCGACTTGCTGATCGAACCAATTGTCATACTCAACCCCTCGGAATTTATCACTCCGGGGATATCGTTTAGCGCTTGACGCTTCCGTAGACTTGGGCATAAGTTTCGTGATCCATCCAGCTTGATCCAGGGGTTTTGAATCCCCAATTGCGTACTCGTCTGCCGGTAATGAATAAAGTCCAGCAGGTGTCCGAGGTTAGCTCGATACGGTGCAAAGCCCAGGGATTACGTACATAGGGTAGCATCCAGCGAATAACTCGCTGACGACCCATAGGAAGATGCTCAGTGATGCTGCCTTTGAGCTTGAATGATACGCTCCACCATGGGTGATCGTGCAGTGCTCTATCGTCGTCACTGCCTTCGAATCGATGAAGGTAGATATTGAACCACTTGTTACGTGGAATGAGCCACCAACGTTTGAGGTAGTTGATGAGGTGTAGGTCAGGTATACGCATTAGTCATTACCGTAGTGAAGGTCTTCGTAGCAGCCACAGCTGAGATAAGGATCCCAGGGTGCGCCACAGACAGGGCAATCTTGTGCTTCGTGGATGTCCTCTTCATCGAGATCTCTGATATCGAAGTCAGGACGCTCATCCAGAGCCAGGGGAGTAGGGTCAGACATTATGATGTCCACTTCCCGTCAGGAGTTTTGAAGGTATGCTTCTCGTAGCGACGACCTCTGTGGAACCATACGATGACACCTTCTGGAGTCCAACCATTTTGATGGGCTGTCCTTTCCAGTGACATCATAGTGAGGTCGATTGTATCGGTATGTAGCGGCCCCTCGTAGAGCAGGGGTACTACGTCACAACAATCAGGACGGTTGGGGTTGTCTGGATTCCAGCGGGCAGTGTTGAACAAAAAGAGCTTACGTCCAACCACATTGTGGTGATTCTTTTGGATCCCTTCACCAGCCCATTCACCGTAGTGATATCCCTCTCCTAATTGGAGCAGGTCAACACTGTTAGTGTCAACCCAGTTAGCGAAACCGAAGTTGTCATCCCATGGGGTGATCAATCGTTTACGTGATTGAACTCCAGAGATGTACAACTGTCCTGTGTCTTCCATCTTGTCGACGATGATACAGGCATTGGTACCATCTATCTTTTCAGATATGCTGATGGTTTCGTTTTGACCACGGGGAATTTTGGGCCATTCAACAAAGCGGGCTTGAGTCTCTGGATCCGTTCCGGGTATATACATGAGGAGTTCCTGTGATTTTGAGTGTTTGAATTGCAGCTGCACATGCAGCTTCGACAGTTGGGAAAAAATCCTGAGTCAACGACACATATTTTTCATCGGTGTCATTGACCGGGATCCACATCGAGCACAGGTACTGTCCTTCCAGTGGGAAGTATGTGCACCAGGCTCGACCATTATGTAACTGTTTTGCGACCTTACGTAATTCATCCCTGGCATCGTCCCGACTCTTCCATATCGCAGCAAGCTCGCTGTCAGGACAACCGTTATACAGTCGCATGGTTACTCAGCACTTTGTTTCCCATGAGAAGCAGTTCCCTGTTTCCCATCCACCTTCTCCGCCGGACGCAGAGCCGCCGTTATTTCCAGAACCGTTGCCATTACCAGATCCACCACCAGACGAACCAGAGCCAGAACCAGAACCACCAGAGCTGCCAGACCCAGAACCGCTTCCACCAGAGGATCCATTGCCGTTACCAGAACCGTTACCAGAACCATTGCCGCCGCTGTTGCCGTTACCGCTGTTGCCACCATTGCCATTACCGTTGTTTCCGCCATGAGTGCCTCCAGCGTTACCGTTTGAGCTATCGTTGCCTTGGTTTCCGGGGCCAGAGTTGCCAACACCGTTACCGTTGTTGCCATCACCTTTGCCAGCGTAAGCAGTGCTTACACCAAGGAGGATTGTGAGAATTGCTACGATTAATGCATTTTTCATGATATTGTTCCTGTTATTAAAAAAGTAAACTGGTCTGCAGACTTCAAGGCATTGATTTTACAGTCCCACCTTTCTCAGGTAGTTCCCCGACAATGAAATAAAGGATACGGGGTGAGAGTACCAGTAAGCAGTTTTTCCGATACCAGCGGATCGGCTAAAGGAGGGAACCAACCTTCCAAAAAACTTTTGAAAGTTCCATTAGCGGGCTACTCGGACAGCGATATGTTTTATATGCTGCGCGTCTGGGACATCGGGAATCCCATTCTTGAACGAATGCTCTCTATCATAATCGATACGAGAATCCGTTATCTGGATGCCATCATCAACACTGATGTGCGCCCAGTACTCACCAGCGACACGAGATACTTCAACTCGTCCGCCAGGGAATTTGATTGCTCCCAAGCTGGGTTCCGGCTTGGAAGGATTACCCTCGAATACCATGGTGCAGGCATCCTGGGAATGAATAATGTTTCGCAATCTCGCCATTGTAGTTACCAGGTTATAGGGCGTGCTTCGACGCCGCATGAGGTTAAAAATTCATCGAGTCCGTATGGGCCAGTTGGATCATCTCGTCCTTGTCCGTAACTCGCGTAATAACAAAGGTCGTGGAGTTTATACTTTTCTTTGCTAAAAAGATAGGGGTGGTTCTTCTTGGCTTCCAGTGCTTTATCCAGATCGATTTCACCACGGTAGTTACGGCACTCGACTATGTAATCGTAGTTTGGGCCGCCACTAAGATGAATACTCATTGGATTAACTCCGTTCGTATTTGAAGTGGGGTTTACAGATATCGGGATCAGGGTTAGCACGTTGTAGAGCTACCACTAATTCGAGATTGGTGATGCATATGCCTTCAGCTCTGTTTTGGCGTGTATGACCCATCATAAACACAGGTTGTCCACACCAGGAACAATAGTAACCTTGGCAGAGTTTCCCATTAGGGCGTCGATGTTCGGCAGGCATTACTGACGCCTTGACAGTTTTTGGTTGTCTTCAATAGCCTTCGCTAAATCTAAGAATTCACCGTGGACTGTAACACAACCTATTTCGTCAGCGTACAGCCGACAGCAATCATTAGGAGCATTTTCAATGCCGATAATGCGTAGAGAGTCGATTGCGATCGTGCGATCGTTGCCTTGTTTGAATATCATCATTTTTTGAGTCCTTGTCCGTATAGACGACGACCAGATCGGATGCTATCGTGCTTCGCACTCGCATCCTCTTCTGGATCGTCGAGCATGAGAAGAGTAGGTCGAAGAGATCTTTTGGTAGACTGGTTTTTAGCCCTTTTTTTAGACCTAATTCTGTTCTTGTTGCTCATTTGCTAAGTCGATGTGTGTATGGGTTCTGGCATAATCTGCTAAGTCCGCAGATCCATTTTGTGGATCACCAATGTATTTGAGAGCATCATTGGCATAGGTAAATTGAGCTTGGGATTCATCCAGGCGATTTGCTATGCAGTTGATGAAAAGGATTCGGATGAAGTCCGAGTTGGGTAGTGCTGCTGCTTGCTCACGTAAGCTGGTTATCAGCTCAGGTAAGGGCATACTGTTCATGTCGCTCATTGCCATGCATCCTCTGAGACCTGCCATTGACAGGTGATTTGAATTGATTCTTTACCATCAGTATTACGGATGGTGGCTTGTACTTTCGTACCGGGTTTACTACATCGACCACTTACAGTATCGATGGTGTCTGCTACACTGGGTTGAAATAGTGAGCATCCACTAACAAGGCAAATCCCGGTCATCATTATTACGATCCAGACGGTCTTCATAACGTTGTTCTTCCTCCTCGATCTGTTGCTCGTAAGCACGATCTTTCATTTGTTCGTAAATCCAATCACCATAGTCACCTGGGTCTGCAGCGTCATCGCTGTCGAAGTCCAGGGGTTCGTCGTAGAAGGGTGATTGGGGATGAGCGTCGTAGTTCCTGATATCATCTGGATAGTTATCCATGGATTGAGGGCTACCAGTGAGTTGGTGGCTCAGTGTTTTAATTCCAAATCGGTTAGTGCTATAGCTTGGCATTGCTTTCTCCTCTGTTACGGGCGTATTCGATACGGTCGTCAAGTTCGTCTTGTGCGGTGATGTTGCTATCCCACCATTTGGGTTGTTCGGCCAGCCTATCCAGCACAGCATTGAGGTGTTCGTTTTTCTCATAGAAGACTCTGCACTTTTCCTCAGCTAATGATTGTGTGGTCTTCTTTGATTTCTCCAGCTCCTTCACCCTCGCTTGCAATGCAGTCACGATTCGCTTGGCTTGTGCCAACGATGTTAAATTTTCAGCATCAATCATCACTTTCTCCTCTGTTACGGGCATCTTTTAACTGCTGGGCGTGAGCACGGCATTGGTCTCTTAAAGCTCTACTAACGTTTCTACCTGATGCCGCAGGTGGTGGCTTTTTACACCATCTTTGATGGGCCTTGTGATATTGCTCGGCCTGAGATTCCCATTCTCTTATCAGTTCCTCTATACGGCATACAGGGCAAGGTGAATCAGGCCGTATGATGTGGTCAATACAACTACGCCAACCATGTACTGAGTCAGCCTCCAGCGCAATAATCTGTTCCTTAAACTTAACAATGGTGGAATGTTGGTTGCTAATGCGATCATCTTTCGAGTGCATTTGTTTTTCCAGCGCAGCGATAGTGTCTTGCAAAGCCTCGATGCCCAAGTCATTACCTGTGATATATCTACTCATCACTCATCCCCCTCTGACTTCCAGTTCATGGCTGCAATTCGATTGACCTGATCTTTAATCTTAAAAGGGTTCATTGCTATGTTGGCGTAGTAGATGTTCTTACAGATGTCCTCGTACTTCTCCAGCTCCTCCACCCTCGCTTGCAGTGCAGTGATCTTTTCTTCGCTGGCAATAAATTTGCATCGATAATACTCTTCCCATCTTTGATTTAGTTTATCTTTATGTTCACTCATGGTTACGGGACTCAAGGATAATTCTCTGAACAGATTTATAATCCATATCCCCCATTAGCAATGTATCCAGCACAGCATTGAGGCGGGTATTCTCCTGCTTTAGTAGCGCAGCAATCTGTTCTTTTACAGCCTCCAGCTTATCTCTGAGTAGCTGTAGTTTGGTGTTCTCGATACCATATTGGAATACACTGTCCTCCAGCGTAGCAATCTGTTCTTTTAGTGATTTGATTTCAACGTGCTGCAATGCCCACTCGCCGTAAGTTGGAGTCTTCTCCAGCACAGCAATCTTGGCTTCCAACTCTTTGATGCGCTTGTTACAACCAGAACCACATACACAATGTAAATCATTCATGTTTTATATTGCCTTCTTCCATGTTGCAGGGTAATACACATGTATAGCACGTTCTTCCATGAGTTCTTTCCACCCTTCCAGGGCAAGGTTATAAACTGGGATATGAAATCCATGAGCCATCCGGACTGATTGTCCAGTGCCTCCAGTGATTTCACCTTGGGGAGTCCAGCATACTACGAAATCAACTGGGTCGTTGAGTTCCTGTCCTAACAGGATCATGGCATTGCGTCCATGGAGCTTACGCACGTAGTCAGAGCAGGCACCCCAGTTGGGATGATACTCTTCAGCTACGTCCATAGCATCGTCAGTGCAGTCTTGTGCTCGGAAGATCTGCTTACGATCATTGTCTACGCCGCACTCAAATGCACTGTCAGCACCTTTCGCTCCGCCTGAGCGTAGTATGTAGCCTTCAGTTTCAAGGGCAGCAGAGATGATACACATCTGCGTGAGTACAAAGTCAGGTGTTGCTCTGGCTCCAATGCCAGCATATAGTTCGTTCATATACCTACTCCGGGAATTTGTAGTTGATGGATTTGAGTAATGCTTCAGCAGCTGCGTTGGTGTCCTCTGTGTACAGACATCCTGTCATGGTATACAGTTCATCGGTGAGATGGCGGATAGTATCCCGTTGGTGATAGATCCTTGGGTCTGTCCAATCCACATCACAGCAGCATTCACGTTCACAATAAGCATTACACTCACAACCCTCACCAGCTGGAGGGTATTCGTTGCCTAAAGTAACCATGGGGACTTCCAGCTCATCAACACGAATTTGCAGGTCTGAAATGGCACCTTTCAATTGTGTGATAATTCGATGGGCCTGTCCCCGTGATACAGGTCGATTACTCATATGCTGTATTTGACATCACTCAGGGTTTCGAGAGCGTCAGCAAATCCACCGACCAGCTGTTCACAGTTCGTCAGGTATGTAGCGAAGTCAGGTGCTCCAGCTTCACGGGCATATGCTTCCCAGTATGGCAGGATGAAACGAGTGAATATCTCTCGTCCTTCTTCACCAGCTCCACCAAATGACATCAGCATTGTGGTAGCTGACATGCATTCACCAGCTTCGACAGATTTGAGCATGAGTTCTTTAACGTCTGCAGGTGATGGGGAAGCTTTGGCAACATTTGGTACTATCACAGTCAGTGCGATAACCAGGGCGATAGATCCGAGGATCTCAACAGTGGTGCTTTTGATATCTTGTAACTTAATCATGGGTATTACCTCTTAGGTGGGTTAAAGCATATCCTTATGCCAGAGTTCAAAGTATTCGTGACAGTCGACCCATTGTGGTCGATCCAGTTTATCTCCTCCCCCTTCACTGGGGAAGAATGTGTTGCAGGATAGCATTGATAGCAGTCCATGGCTGGGTGCATGAATGAAGAGATAGGGATCATTGAATTCTCCCTTGCAATACGCTGAGTAGCGTATGTAAATATGCCCAGGGATCCAGGCATGGTTTTCTGTACCCTGTTCGCATTGTGCTCGTGGTGTAACAATCTTCATTTGATCACCACGTTGTGCTTCTTGAGCGTAGCCTTCTTCACGCCCTTGAGCGTCTTCTTCATTACAGCAGTGTCCTGGTCTTTCTGGACATCATCAGCAATGCGTTGATCCCATTCGTTCATTTGTTCCCATGAACTGGTAGGCACCATGGATACTATCCATTTGTACTTCCACTGGACATCCATGCTGATCTCTCCAGCCTCAATAGCTTCCTCGCATACTTTACAGATGGTCATGCCATTGCTGGGAGTGTTGACTACGAGGTAGGTATCAGGCAGGTGGGAGTCGTACCATGTCTTGTAGTGGTAGACTTTGCTGGATCCTTTGAATCGAACAGCCACAAGCTTAACCTTGTTGACTTTCTGGATTGCATTGATGATTTTATTGATCGAGGTCATGTTTTTGCTCCAAATAGTAGTTTACCCATCTTGTAATTGTTAACAATTGCCTTGGTGGGTGGTGGACAAGTGGTTGAATTCATCACCATATCGATTGATATGCCTTTCATGCGACAATACGCTTGTAACTGTATGATTGTCAAGCCCCTAAACAAACAGTTCCTGAATTGAGCAGAGTAGAAGAAGCAATGACGCTCATCACAATGTTGAACAAATGTGCTGTGTCTCAGCTTATCCATCTCCTCGTCGACAGTTGCTTGCTTCGCCTCAGGTATAGGTTTACTGTACTGTCCCAGTGGGTCATTCGGTGTGGACATACACTTCTCCTGAGGCTGTCTTAGGGTAAATCGAGGGATTTTGATGAAATCAGTCTTAAGTATTACATCTCCCTCTCGTATGAATAAAAAAATGACCTACCCTCCGTAATGGAAGATAGGTCGAAAAAGTGTTTTAAGGTTTAGGATAACATGTAGCGAGAATTCCTGATAGAATCACCAAGATATTCGGTAGTCTTGGTTATCATGATTTTCTTGCCAGTTATTTCGGATAAGATATCTGATAGCAGAGTGCTTTCAGCGATCTCAGCCATAATATCCCGGTACAATTGGCATGTTTCCTCGAAGTAATTGGGATGGAACATGAAGCAGTCATGAATATGGCATAGCTCGTAGCCTTGTTGCTTGGCTCGGCGTACCATCTCGCGTGCAATGTAACCATCAATGCTGTGAATCACGTTGGGTGCCAGGGAACGGTAGTTGTGGTTCCCCTCGTTCACCCAGTAAACGTAGTCCAGGTCGATATCATACTCAGGTATAAACGAATTGCCATGTTTATATGTCATGGTTCTCACTCGTGATACATGACCATCAGGTAAAGTCCATTGATGACTTAATGCTGAGCTATCCCAGCACTCGTTGATGGCTTGCATGACTTGTTCAGCCCCTTCGAAATTGGCTTCTAACACTTGATAAAATGCATCCAGCTCCTCTTTGTTCAAATAGATACGAGGAGTTTCTTTGCTGTTGTAGTAATGGGTCATCACTGGCTTTTTGACCTTTGCCCGATGAACTTCATGACCTGTTATATCACCCATCTCGGTGGCTACAGTTTGATACAAATCCTTTCGTACCAATGGTTCGACCATGTTTACTTCATAAGCTGTGTTCCTACAACCTGATAAAGCAGCCATGATTTGAATACCACTCGCTGTGGCATCCAGTTCACATAAATACCCACTCATATGCCCTTGGATGGCATCTGTGTAGGCGATAAGCGCTTTAGCCATGAGGATTGGCTTGTCCGCTTCAACAGGAACAGTGATTTCACCAAATCGATCGATCATTTGCTCTTCCGTATGGTAAAACCAATCTATCCTTTCTTCGAAAGTGAGGCGATCATAGCCATAATGATTAGCGACCATGATCTTTACTGCGTTAATACCATTAAGACTTTGGCTCATAACATTCACTCTTGGGTTCAGTGTATCGTGCTATGGGAGCAGCACGAAAGCCCTTGTTCCACCAACGATCAGCGGCATCCAATACTTCTTCGGTGAGTGCTCTATCACAATCAACACCGAAATGTGTACAGTCCTTTGCAGGACAGAAGGTCATATCTTTATAGTGGATCATAATACCCTCCATACGATGGCATATAGCGCCCAAAGTGTTGATCCTATCCCAGTACCCAGGATGTAGAATGAATACACGTACGTCCAGTTGGCTTTGTTAGCATTGAAATCAGCTAACGTCATAGCACTACTGACTAAGAAATACCAGATAGCAGCTATTACTACGTTGGTGATGACGATTTGATCGATTAAAGTCATAACAATATCTCCTCTTTATGGTGTAAGTTAAGCAAAGCTTTCTTGTACTCATTGCCTTGCAATTGAATGTCATAGCCTGTGCTATAACAACGACCTCGCTTATCGTATTTCCACTCAAAGCGAAAGGGCTTACCAAGCAGTCCAGCTATCATATGGTTAAACTGTTCAGTCTCGAACAGCTCAACGTCCTTGTAGTGGGTCAAGATATCAGCATCTATCTCGAATTCAATGCCCTGTAACGTATTCAGGACATCAACAGCTTGTTTACCCCAATGGTGATTGCCTCTGCCGAGTATCACCTTATCACCCTGGTGTCGATGCTTGGGTGAGTACCATTTGTAATCAGGCTTATTGATTTCTTCGAACACATCATCTTCAAGCTTGTAACAGCTCTTGATGCTTAAGCCTTTGCCCTTACGGATCTCGAATAGTCCTATCTCTCTCAGCTTGAGCAAGCAACGACTGCCATACTCAAATGCTTCATCAGGACGATCGACAAGCCCAGCTGCATTGCCAAGTTGCATGGCTAATGACTGATAGGCTATTGGCTTACGGGTTGTAAGCAGGTTAAAATACAGTGAACGTACTGCATCCATGTTTTGGCACACGTTCCACACATCGAAGTACATGTTATCAAGTGGAACTTTCTTCATTACGATATCAATGGTTTTCATGGCTACTATCCTCTGGCTGGGTAATGAACGGAGCTGACAAAACATATGTACTACACCATGGTTAGATGTAGTACATACGTAGGGACTTAGAACGCCGCGAAAGGGTTCTCGCTTGCTTGAGCTTCAGCGTGCTCAACAATCATGTCCTTGCTGCCGTTAAGCAACGCACCAACCTGTTCCTGGGTGACAGTGATGTCTTTCTTCAGGTTCAGATAGCCGATGAATACGCCCTTTGCATTCTTCAGGACGTAAGAGTTACTGTTGTCATTCTTCTGCATGATATTCTCCGGATTATCACAGGGCAATATTACCCAATCACAAGAGAACAAACAGACCAATACCCGCAACAATCCCCACAAATACCCACACCCCCAGACCGAAGCCGGGAACGAGGTGTCTTGAGCAAGAACAAGCAAGAGATATAGTGATAATTAACGAAGGGAAGGAGTTGTGTCAATAAATGTAGAGGCACCCGGTTAAGAGTGCCTCATTGTTATTTATAAATGAACTGCGATTAACGTGATATCGGCAGCATGGTGATACCTCCTGTTGGTAGTTGACGGATGTCTAACAAGGGTAGATATATGATCACCTCCGAAGGTCAGGGTACTTGTCCCTGATACGATGTATGTCGCTGATTGGATCGATCTGTGCTCTGACTGCCTCCACAGTCTCTTCCCACTGTTCTTGGTTCATGTACAACAGGGCTTGCCCATATGCTCGGCTCACCCTGTCCTTGCAGTATAACGTGATGAGAGATGAGTCGTCCATTACTCATCATCCTCATAGGTGACTGCACCCTTGTTCTCCCACTCCATGATGAGCAGGATAGCGATTGCAATGATTGCGTACCACATGGTTAGTTCCTCTTGGATACCAGCAGTGCCAGGAAGTATGGCACGACTATGGCGATTGAAAAGATGGCAATGAGCGTATATTTCAGCATGTCCATATCACTGCTCCAGGGCTGTTGCAGGACACTCCAGCACTGATACATCTGTGCCATCAGCCTGCTTCACGGTTACACCACTGAGCACACGTTGCCCACTGGTGATGTAATTGACGTTGCCTTCCAGCATATGGCACAATACATTGGCATAACTACGATTGATGATGTGCTCATAAGCACGCTTACTGGTGCTCTTGGGGAACATGCCACCATCGTAGATACGAGTGGTTTCAAAGACAGTCCAATCTTCTGCGTCTTTCATTTGTCCTACATGGTAGGATGTAAAGGTCATGGGTTCCATGATTATCTCCTAAGTTGAATGATAGCCCAGCTATGTAAGCCTGGGCTGTTGTCCCTACGCCTTGTAGGATGGGATGCCATTGAAGAACCGTTCAATACGGTCACTGGCGTATCTCGGAAGCCTGTTGTTGGCTTCGATAACACTGTTGAGCACTGACTGCTTGGTTTCAAGGGTGATCTCTTCCAAGGGCAGTTCATCTACCACGATACGTGGCAATGTAGCTACTTCGATACTGTGCATTGGATAATGCTTATTCATGAGTATACTCCTGAGTTGATGAAATTGAGGTGCAGAGGCGCAGATAGGTATTAACGGCACTATTCTCACACCAGCGTTAGGCTGTATGAGTCACGTGCGGTTTAGCAGAGGTCACAGAGGACGTACATTATACTGTCAAGGGCTTACACCAACCACAAGAGAACACCCACTCAGAGGGTACACACAAGCTCACAGGAAGAGAACTTGTCCATTGAGCGTCAATGTCCATGTTATGTGAACAGAGCTTAGGAGTGTACACAGAGCCTGTGAGAGGCATAGTTGTTAAGACTATACTTAGGCTGTCTACTATAGACTGAGCCTATAGATGACCAGAGCCTGTATTCAACAGGTCAATACAGTTGACCTTATGTGATAATAGGTCAATGCACATGACCTATATGATGGACTACTGAGGTACTACTCAGAGACCTAACAGTTTACTCACTGGTGAATAGTTCTTTCTTTCATATCCTTACTATCTTAGTGTTTATGTTGTGTCAATGAAAAGCCCCTATACCCGAAGGTATAGAGGTAGTGATTACTTCTTTGGAGTCTTGGTAGGCTCCTCGTTTAACTCATTGACTAAGCCCTGTACGGACTTATCGAATAGCTCTGCAAGTAGAACAAAGCCATGCAGTACGTGAGTGAGTATGGTCTTGATTGATGACATAGTATGTCTCCGGTAGTTGGAAGGATATCCAAACACAAAAGAATCCTTTATCTACAGGTATAGGGGGGGTACTTACTAGTTGAGAGATAGGGTACCTATAGTGAGCTACTCTGATAAGTACATTATGCATCTGGATAATGTTTTTAGAAATTATAAGTTTTAACTTATTATTTTAGGTCTAAATTATAAGATATACCTTATAGGGTATATTTTTACTTTATACCCTTTAGGGTATAAATATAGCTTTACATATATTATATATTTATATATATTCCCTATACTG